CGAATCTCGCTCACTCCGCCCAAGCAAAATCCGATAAAACGGAACAAACGCGAAACCGCTGACTTGCAGCCTAAAAGGAGTAAGTTGGCGGTTTTTCATTTCGTTTGATTCCGTTTTGTTATATGAAAAATAGTACATAAATTTGCAGATGTGTACTGACCAAAAAAAATGTGTACAAAAAATGGAGATAAAACATAGTATATCATTCTTCCTCCAAAAGGTCTACAGCAGGACAGGTAACGGAGAGGGGCAGATAAGGCTCCGCGTCCGGTGGAACGGAAACACCTACCAGGCGAACAGCGGCTACACCATCCAGCCGGAGAGATGGGAAAACGGGAGATGCAAGCGGAACGCGTTCAACAGCCGTGGAGTGTCAGCCTCCGACATCAACAGACAGCTCGCCGCCCTGGAGGGCATAGTGGAGGACATCTTCAAAGCGTTCGAGGTAGCGGACACCGTTCCGTCGTTGGATGTATTCAAGGCAGAGTTCGCCAAGCGGACAGGGAAAGGCGGACACGTGAAGGACTGCGGAAGTTTCGAGAAGGCTCTGATTGACTTCGTCGTGTCGCAGGAGCGCACTCACTCGTGGGCGCCGGGGACGGTGGTCAAATTCGGAACTCTGCGCCGGCACATCCGCAGTATGCGGGGAGAAATGAGGATGAAAGACTTCAACAAGAAGTTTTACGAGGAATATATCTCCTACCTGCTGCGCCGCGGTCTGAAGAATACCTACATAATGAAATTCTGGAAGATACTCACTTGGTTTCTGCGCTGGGCAGACAAGAACGGGCTGCTCGACGACAAAAGCTATCTCGACTTCACCCCGAGGCTGAAAACGGTGCGTGACAAGGAAGTGGTGTATCTGACGTGGGACGAACTGATGAAAGTGTACGGGTGTGAGTTTCCGCGTGGAAAGGATTACCTTGCCAGGGTAAGGGATGTGTTCTGCTTCCAATGCTTCACTTCTCTGCGGTATTCGGACGTGGCGAAACTGAAACGCTCCGACATCGTAGACGGAGTGATAAAGGTGGTGACAAAGAAGACGGGCGACACTATCAGCATAGAACTGAACAAGTATTCCTCCGCCATACTGGAGAAGTACAAGGATGAAGAGAAGCCGCTGCCGGTGGTCAGCAACCAAAGGATGAACGTCTGGCTGAAGGAGGTATGCTATGTGGCAGGGATAGACACGCCGGTAACGGAGGTGTATTACCGCGGTTCTGAACGAGTAGAGGAAACACGACCCAAATATGAATGCGTGGCGTCCCATACCGGACGGCGCACATTCATCTGCAACGCGCTGACGATGGGCATACCGCCGTCGTTGGTGATGGAGTGGACGGGACACAGCGACTACAAGGCGATGAAGCCCTACATCAAGATTGCCGACAAGGAGAAGGCGCGGGCGATGAAACTGTTCGACGAGCGGTAAAGAAAAAGGCTTCCGGGTGTCGGAAGCCTTTCTTTCTGTGGTTAATCGTCTACAACAAACATTTGAGAATCGATGAATATCGCGACTTTATCCTTGTCATAATCCTTGTAATACATGTGCGCTCCGTTATATCGCCCAGAGCCGCCTCCATCCTTGGTCATTCGCAGTTCCGTATAACCCTTCTTCTTTTTCAAAGAATAAGACCCTCTTTCTTCCGTATTCTTGTACGGGTTGTAAAAGTCTACTCTCTTGAATTTGTAGTTTTTATGGTCTACAAATGTGAGTTTACAGGTTTTATCATTGTCCAGGTCACTGTAAAAAATAGTTTTCCCCACGACATCCGAATATTCCACAGCGACTCCTTTATATCCCAAATCATCGTCATCTCCGCCGCAGGCGGTCATTGTCAGGATGCACAGCAGCATCCATAAAGTCATTTTCAGTTGTTTCATTTTTGTTTGTATTTTAGATTCTGTATTTCTTGTTTTTCACAAGCCATTTTCGGCGGAAGTAAAGGAAGAAAAGCACGGCACCAAGCGCAAGCACGAACCATCTCGCCGGGGTAAGCAGCGCGCCGAAGCCGAACAGCTTCTCGTATTCGATGCAGGCGTTGACCAGAAGGTTGTAGGTGCAAAATGCTCGGTGAATCCAACAAAAACCGAAAGCCACGGAAAGAACCACCATAAGCGCGAACACAAGCAGCGCACTCCGCGCGATCACCGAGGCGACCGACCATACATAACCTTTAAGGATTACCGCCGTATGACACATCAGAAGTCCTGCGCCGACAGGAGGAGCGAACTGCACCATCAGCTTGGCGAGGTGTACGCTTCTGTGGATGTGCAACGAATCCAGAATCCACTTATCCATCCTTTTCATTTCCCTGAAAAACCTTTTCATAATAATATCAATTTTAGTCTGTATTCCTTTGTATCAAGGAGCGGAGGAACTTGATTTCCTCGTTCTTCTCCTCCAAAGCCTTGTCCTTCTCTTGTATCCGTTCCTTCAGCAATTCGTTTTCTTTTGTCAGCGCGGAGTCCGCCATTGTCTGCGTGTTGTGGTTGGAGTTGTCGCCGATGCTCTGCACACGACCTGTCTCCTCCGCTATCTCACGTTCGAGCTGTTCGTCGGGGACACCACAGCACTCATCGCCTACACCGCGCAGAAGCCATTCTGCGGAAATGTCCTTAAATTTAAGGAGAAAAGCCTTGATGGTTCCAACAGAAACCCTTGCATCTCCATTCAACTGCCTATTAACAGTCGCTTGCGGTAACCCGACCTCTTTGCTAAAGGCTGTTACAGACAAGTCATTCTTTTGTAACACCTCTTTAATGCGCTGATTAATATCTTCCGTGCTTACATTCTCCTCTACCCCAGACTGAATAGTCCGTAAAATTTGGTGTTTCGTAGTCGGAATAGGCTTGCCATACTCCCAATTTTGCACGGTCTTCTCTGACACTCCGACCATCTCAGCGAGTTCCCTCTGCGTAACACCTAATTTTAGGCGCAAATTCTTTATGTCTAATCCATTAATTGACACCGATGTAACACTTTTTAACTAAGTTGTGAATAATATTTTTGGTGAAATATTTGGTGTATACCCAATATTCGGTTATCTTTGCAATATGTTTAAACCAAAACTACCGCCAAACACAAAACAACGGTGCAAAAATACTAATAATAAACAACATAACAATGAAAATCATTAAAAAAATCAACGTAACAGAAACTTTGAAAGCTCTACAGGTGGGCGAAGAGATGGTTTTCCCGTATAGGCAGACATCCTCCAGCACCGTGCGTGCGGCAGCCTACGCCATCAATGTGCGTGGTGAAGCGAAGTATAAGGTGTGGCAAGTGAACCACGAGTTGGCAACACACGCAATCAGATTGAAATGAACGAAGAATTGTTGGAGTTGCTCCGACCATTCGCCAAGATGGTCGCTGAAGAACTGGTAAAGGTAATACCACAGCCAGCCACTCCGAGCGAACAGTACAGCGGCATAGACGGCATAGCCGCCATATTCAAGTGTGGGCGCACAAAAGCGCAAGCAATGAAAAATTCCGGCGTGCTTGATTCAGCAATCACAAGCACCGGCAAAAAATTCATCGTCGACAAGCAGAAAGCACTGGCGGCGATGCAAGCGAAAAATAGAAAATTCCATAAATACAACTAAAATGCAAGCAGAATTGACACAAATTCGACTGAGCAAAGCGGACATCGCGCAAATCGCAAAAGAGTTCAAAAAAGAAGTCGACGAATCATATTCGGACGCTTTCACCCGTCCCTATGAAAAATGGGAGTTTTGGACAGAGATAGATGGTTTAGCCATCTCCGTATTCTACAATATGTGGGCAGAGAACAGGCGTTGCCACGCGGCAACCTACACAGAGCCGGAGGAAGGTGAGGACGCTTACGGCGTCAGCATTATTGACATCACCGCCTGCGATGGTGAACTGGGCGACGTGGAGATAGAGAATGAAGGCGACTTGGACGAAGCCATCAACGGATATACAAACACATACGAATGGTCATAGATATGGAAGAAGATGTAAGAGAAATATACCGCCCTGCTATATGGGCGAAGCGGCTCGAAGCCTACAAAGCCGCTGAAGCGGCTCTCAGAGAGAGCGCACCGAAAGTGAGAGAAGCAGACGAGGCTGCCGCAAAACTCCTTGTCGAATGGGCGGACGAGTACGAGGAGAACATCAAGACTCTGGAAGAACGCAAGCCGATAGGTATTAAGCGGGAGTCATTAATGAAGGCAGTCCGCGAGTGCAGAGAGGCGATAGCCAGAGAACAGGACAATTACACCGAAGTATCAACCGAAGTCCGCGGTGAGGACGGCAAGCTTTACACTCTAAATGTCGACTGCAACCGCTACATCTCCGGCGAGTGGGCTATCTCGCTGAGATTGGACAGCCCCAGACACGTGCATCTACTCCGTGAAGCACAGGAGTTCTGTGATTTGGTCGGGCACGAATGCTCCGACGCATTCATCTACGAATAAGGCAGTATGGTATACGGATGGGTTCGAGTCCCATCCTGCCTACAAAGAGTACATTGACGTATTGACTACAAGCATAACGACCGCAACGAGTCGCACACAATAAGCATTCCAGCCGAGTGTGTGAGTTGGCGTTGCGGATGTGGTCAGCACCGACTATGCAACAGGTGCTGGGGCTACGCGGTGAGCCTATGACGCCGCAGTGTTTACAACCAACCAACGAGCAGCACTCCTTACAGAGCAATTGACTGCTCACTCTATATATTCCGAGCGGTGGCAAGGTGCCGAGGGGAGGTTCGAGTCCTCCCACCGCTCCTATTCCCTTTATTAAAGCAACTTTTACTCATAATTTTCCCTCCAAACCCGTGACGGGCGCAGGAGGACAAGGCAGAGCGCGGTGGTTCCGCATTTCCCATTTAGTAGATTTATGATTGAGTTAAGTAATTGAGTTTAGTTGATATTTGTTTTTCGCAGGGGGTTCGATTCCCCCCTCTGCCACTAACTTCTTTTTTTAATGATAGCATTTCATCGCCTCCCCGTCCGCGAGGATATGGGAGGTATCACGGCTCGCACAGGCAGGCTTCGGTCGGTAATTATTAACAACTTCTTATCCAATTCTCTACGACCGGGGCGAGGTTAGATTCCTCCGAGCCGACTACTACTTTCGATTCATTATTGACAATGTTTTTTTTCAGGGAGGCGGTCTGTGAGGATAGTCTCCTTTTTATCAGACTAATAAAAAAACTAAATATATGAAGAAACTAATCATCTACCTGCTGATGACCGTGTGGATGGGAGTCAGCATCGTCCTCCTCTGCAACGAGGACGAGAGTGCGGCACTATTGCCGTTCGCTCTCATCAAGGCTGGGGCGTTGGCATCGTTCCTCGCCTCCACGAAAGTGCTTTGTATACTGACAAATAAAAAACTTATATAGATATGGCAGACAAGACATTTATCGAGCGTGTGATTGCGGTGCAGTCCCAGCTCAAAGCACCGAAGAATCAACGGAACGACTTCGGCGGCTTCAATTACCGCAGTTGCGAGGACATCCTCGAGGCGGTTAAGCCTCTCCTCAAAGCCGAGGGGCTGTGTCTAACCATCACCGATGATATTGTGATGCTTGGAGACAGATACTATGTCAAGGCGACCGCAACACTGACTGACGGAGAACGATCGCTGCCCAACCAGGCATTCGCTCGGGAGCCAGAAGAACGAGCGAAAATGGACGGAAGCCAAGTGACAGGTTCTGCTTCATCCTATGCGCGAAAATACGCGCTCAACGGCTTGTTTGCAATCGACGACACCAAAGACGCAGACGCTCTGAACAACGGCAAGGATGCCGCCAACGGCAAGAACTTCGACAAAGGCAAGGCGAAGGCGATAGCGGAGGCGAGGAAAGCTCCTGACTTAGCCGCTCTCAACGCTATCTACAAGAAGTATGAGACGAGATATGGCAAAGATACTGACTTCCTCAACGAGTGCACAACAAGAAAAAAGCAACTAAAACAAGGCTAATATGTTGAGATATTCAGATATAATATTTGACCCCGTCGGGCATACCTATACAGCGCCCGACGGGAGGGCGTTGCAGGGCATCACAGGTATGCTGTCCAAGCAACTATTCCCCGATGAATATGCAGATGTACCGAAAGCTATCCTTGACGCCGCCGCCGAACGTGGAAGCAACATCCACGCACAGGTGGAGTTCTGTGACGACTTCGGCACAACCAACGACACCCCGGAGGTGGTCAACTACCAACGGCTCATCAAGGAGCGTGAATTGATTCCGATAGAAAGCGAATACCTTGTCAGCGACAATGAGCATTTCGCTTCGTCCATCGACAAGGTGTACAAGGTGAGCGACACGGAATATATCCTCGGCGACATCAAGACGTGCCGCGTCCGCAATGTGGACAAGGTGCGTTGGCAACTGTCCATTTACTCCTCATTTTTCGAGAGGCAGAACCCCGGCTGTAAGGTTGTCGGTCTGCTTGCTATCTGGCTCCGCGGGGAAGAAGCTGAGATTACCGACATTAACCGCATTGACGATGCGGTTATCGACTCTCTCCTCGCTGCCGAGGTGGAAGGACGGCAATTCGTCAACCCACTCCCGAGCGTCAACACTCTGCCCGACCGCTACAAGGCGATGGAGATGCAGATCCTTGACCTGCTCGCAAAGAAGAAAGAGATAGAGGAGCAGGTGAAGACGTTCTCCGAGCGGATGAAGGGCGAGATGGAGAAGGCTGGTGTGAAGAAGTGGGAAACCGACAATATGCGGCTTACCTACATCGACCCCACCACCAAAGAAACATTCGACTCCAAGAGATTCAAGGAGGAACATCCTAACTCTTACAAGGAATACACAAAAACCACCAAAGTCAAATCATCAATAAGAATCACAGCATTATGAGCAACTACACCGGATCAATCGACTTAACCAAAATCCCAAAGAGATTTTTCAAAAAAGTTATTTGTAAAGACGGCACGGAACACGTATTCCTCAATGTCGGTCTATGGGAACGCAAGACGCCCTCCACCTTCGGAGAGCGCACCTACACACATTCAATGAAAGTAAGCGTACCGAAAGACCAAAAAGTGGAAGGCGAGAATTATTACATAGGCGACTTCTCCGAACTGGAGCCTATGCCAAGCCAACCGACCACGGAACAGATTGAGGCGGCTCCGTCTGCATCATCTGACGATCTTCCATTCTAACGGACTATGTTGTTCGACCTTTCCAATCCCTACGATTGTGAGCGTGCAAAGACACGCTTGCAGTCGTTGATTGACAAGCACTCGCCCTCTGTTGAACTGACCGAGAGGAAGCAGCGTAGCGACCCACAGAACCGCTACCTGCACGTCTGTATCGGCATTGTGGCAATGGAGACGGGCAACACGATGGACTACGTGAAGCGGTATTACTTCAAGGCTCACTGCAACGCAGATTTGTTCGTCACCGGACGCTACGACGCACGGCTGAAACAGAACGTGAGGACACTGAAATCAAGCAGAGACTTGTCAACGGAGGATATGACAACGGCAATAGAACGCTTCCGCAACTGGGCGGCCACCGAAGGTTGGTACATCCCCACTCCAGAGGAAGAGTATATGATTAGACAAGCTGAGATTGAAATCAACAGAAGAAAGGAGTATCTATGACAGACCACGACATTATCATCGGCATCGACCCGGACGTGGAGGCAAGCGGTGTCGCAACACTCTGTCCCAAAACCAAAAGGGTAGAGGCAACCACAATGACGCTTCCCGCGCTGTTGGACAACCTCCGCAGAGTGCGCAACGAATATCCCACGTTGACGGTCGCTGTGGTGGTGGAGGCTTCGTGGGCTACTGCCCACAACTTCCATTCACTGCCTTCCGACAGCAAGGCGGTGGCGGCGAAGAAAGGCTACCACGTGGGGCGCAACCATCAGATAGGCATCGACATTGCCGACATAGCGCGGCACTTCAGCCTTGATGTACGGCTTCAACCGCCTCTGCGCAAGATATGGAAAGGCAAAGACCGCAAAATCACCCACGAGGAGATATGCGCCATCACCGGCTATACCGCCAAGCGGAGCAACCAGGAGGAGCGTGACGCTATGCTTCTTGCGTGGACATCAGCGAACCTCCCAATAAAAATCAAGTTATGATTGACGATTCCGCACTATTGAAGATGATAGCACAGATGCAGGAGAAACTGAATCCTCCTGCGCTCGTGCCGTTCACAGCCATATACAACGCTGTACGTGAAGAGACGCTTGCGGCTCTACGCAGACTTATCAAAGAGAAACGATTGACCTACCACAGACAACTGAACGACCATTCAGTGTCTATTGACAACAAGGAGTAAGCAATATGGATTTTGTATTCAAGACAGAATGGATGAACGCTATATCCAAGCTCAAACCCGAGCAGCAGGCGGAAGCATATTCAGCGATTCGGACAATCGTGGAGGAACAGTCTATGCCGGAAGGTTTGTCCTTCGAGGTGGACTTCCTTCTGACTGCCATATATAGTCAGATTGTGGACGGGATGGACATCCCCAGCAAGCGTGGGGCTCCAAAAGGAAACCGCAATGCGGCAAAAAAACAAATCGAAAACAATTCTGAAACAATTGAAAAACAAAAAAAACAAATAAAAACAAATAAAACAATTGATTTGAATTGTTTTTCCGAAAAAGAAGAAACCCCTTCTTCCCCCACACCCCCTACTACCCAAGAAGAAAAAGCCCCTGAAGAGAAAGAAAACTACGACTACGTCGTAGCAAAAGAAAGAGAAAAACCGACATCGCCGACGGCAACGGAAATCATTCCTGTGTCGGAGATTGAGGACGTTTTGATGGGCGAGGATATGTGGGTGGAGGCTATGTGTTACAAGTATAACCTACCCCGTGACAGACTTGCCGTGCAGATTCACACCATCAAGCGTGGCTGGATTGAGCGAGGACAGGACTACAAGACCATCCAAGACGCGAAGAAGCACGCTGATTCGCTCCTAAACATCCGTAGAGCCAACGGAGAACTTGCCCAGCCGCCGGCGTGGAACGAGTTCCTCTACGACCTTATGGCTCCGCACATAGACGCTCTCGGCTACGACGATGAGGTTTTCACCGCCTTCGGTCGACACTATATGCAGGATGTCGGCAACGGCAAGCCTTTCTTCATCGGCATTTCGCGCTTTGAGGAGGAGATTTTTGAGAGAATGAAGAACTTCAAGGAATCCTATAAACCACCAGAGAATGAACAGCCTGTGCAACCTGGAAGCGGAAGCCAATCTGCTTAGTGCCTGCGTCACCAACAGCGGTGAGTTCTACCGTCTTGCCGATGTCCTTGACCCCGAGGTGTTCACCGTTCCTGAAAACCGCACGATATGGGAGGCGATGCTGTACATCCGCAACAACGGAGGCGATGCCGATATGATGGCGGTGACGGCACGGCTGATGACGGTGGACAAGGCGGCATTCCTTGCATTCAACGAGCAGTGTGCTCGTCCCGTGACTTCCGCTTACGGAACGGACGAACTGTTGACCGACTTGCTTGTGAGGAGGCGCACGCTTGCCGCGATTATGGAGGCACAGCAGAAGCTTATGCAACCGCTCGAGCCTTCAGAATCAACCCTACAGCGGCTCAACTCGGAGATTGCCAACTGCCTTGTGTCGAACACCACGGAAATGGTGACGGCTGAGGAGGCTTGCAACGAGGTGATGCGCAACGTGTTCGACAATCAGTCACGGACGCACAACGCTCCGGAAATCCCCGTGGGGCTTAAAGGGATAGACGAGCGCGGAGGTCTGCACGTAACAGACCTGACCATCATCGCCGGCGAAACGTCTATGGGCAAGACTTCCCTTGCGCTGACGTTCGCCCTCAATGCCGCCACCGCGGGTGTCGGTGTGGGGGTGGTGACGCTGGAGATGTCGGTGATGCAGCTTGCGGCACGTATGGTGTCGGGCGATGCGCAGGTGTCTTCCTCTGACATCCTCTACAAGCGGCTCGGAGCGGACGATTACAACCGCGTGGGCGCCGCAGTGGAGAGGACGGGAACGCTGCCTATGTGGTTCAATCGTAAGGCGCAGAGCGTGGCGAAGATATGCGCCTGGATACGTCAGCTTGCCTACCGCAAGAAGGCGAAACTCTTTGTCATCGACTACCTCCAACTCATCTCTATGGGCAAGATTGACAACCGTGTGCAGGAGATTGGCGACATCTGTGCCACGCTGAAGCGGCTCGCCGGTGAGATTGACGTGAGCATCATTCTGCTCTCCCAACTCAGCCGCGACCGCATGAACCCATACCCTTCCCTCGCCCGTCTGCGTGGCTCCGGTGAGATTGAGTCGAATGCCGACAACGTGATATTCGTCTACCGCCCCGAGTACTACAAGACGGAGGGTAAGAACCTTGCCTACAAGGACAGGTTCGCCAACGTCAGCACCCACGGCACAGCGGAGATCATCGTTGCTAAAGGCAGAAATACGGGTACGACATCGTTCATTGCCGCCTACGAGAAGCAATACACAAGATTCTCCGACCTTGCCGATATGCCAACGGCTACGATGGTGACGGCAAATCGGGAACAACTACCATTTTAACTAAAAAAATGAAAGAACAGATTCAAAAAGATAAACGTGTGAACAGCAGGTTCCTCACTGCGCTGCTCGTGGCGGAAGCGGCTCTCAGACCGATAGCCAACGACTGGGCGCATCTCGACGAAGGGGAACTCAACGACATCATCCGATGCCTGCACACCATCAACGACCTGCAAGGACAGGCAAGAGCGTATGAAGACTATCTCAACAAACAACTACAGACTGCTGATGCGGTGTGCGAGGGCGGTTGTGGATATTCCCCACGACAAGAACAACCTTCGCTTGGTCAACCTTCAGCGTCAGGCGAAAATACTGCTGCGAAATGAGGAACGAAAACTACTACACTCCGGAGGAAGAGGCGATGGCTTTCAAAGCCAAGAGTGAGGCGGTGGACTATTTTTTCCGCGATGCCATAGCGCACTACTCCCCCAAACAGAAAATGATTGTGGAGGTGCTTGACATCCGATTCCCTCTTCACAAGGAGGTCTACAAGGCGTATATGCTATCCATTCCCGTCAGTGTCATCGCCAAGGATTACCTAATGACGCAGAGGGATGTGAGAAGAATAATCAAGGCTTACGAACTCAACAAACTGTACTGATTATGAACTACGACGTTATAGAGAACTCAAAGGCTGACTTGAGATTGAGCCGCCGCAAGGCTCTTGAGTTGCTTCCTGTCCTGCGCAAGCGTGACGAGGGAGGGCGAATTGTCAGAATAGATCCAAGAACAATTAAAATCGTCAGAAACAGATGACAAACGATTTAAGAAAAAAAATAGACTACAGCATTGCTCCATCTTGCGCAGATGGCAAACGTGAAATTCAAGGCATATATGAATTTTACGTCGGTTGACCCCGGCGAAGTGGTGCGGTTCGTGAAGCGTCAGTATCCAGACGTGGTGCGCGTGCCTCCGAGAATAAGCATATACGATATGGCAAAGAAGAAAGGCATCTTACCATCTGCAAAAGTTCGGTGGTGTTGCGCCGAGTACAAGGAGATTGGCGGTGTGGGCAAGGTGACTCTTGTGGGGGTCAGAAGGGAAGAGTCAATTAGACGCAGCAAGCGGAACGAGATAACGTCGAGCAATTTCAAAATATCTGAGACTTTTGATCAATTCTCAAAACACGAAGAGGAAATGGTAGCCTGTGTGCGTGGACGTGACAAGATTATCATCTCGCCCATTCTACACTGGACAGAGCGCAATGTGTGGGAGTTTCTAAACGAAGTTGTCAAGGTGCCTCACTGTGAATTATATGACCAAGGGCATACACGCATCGGGTGCATACTCTGTCCGATGGCCTCGTACAAAAACAAACTAAAGGATATTGAGCGGTGGTCATACGTGAAGAAGAAGTGGATGGAGACAATTGACTGGCTCATAAAGAACAAATGGACAAATACGACCTATAAATCATTGTCCGCCCAAGAGAGGTTCGATATGTGGATATCAAGGATGACTTATAAGCAATGGATGAATGAGAAACATTATCAAAAAAGACTTTTTGAAACAGATGAAGATAACGAAGATTTACCTTGCGTCAATTCAGACGGACGTAGTTGACAGGTATTCTGAAAAATTATACACCAAATACGGATTATAAAAAATAAAAATTATGGGACTATGCAATTTAGTAGCGACACCTGTTACGGAAGAAAGCTCTATGGTGACAATCACGCTCTCAAAGGAGGATTACCGCGCAATCACAGCACTGATTGACAAGGAACTGAAAATGTATGAGTCGCAGTTGCCGCATTTTGCGAGCAAGCTGATACTTGTGAAGGCTCTGACAAGATGCCTAAAAAAGACGGAAGCAGTCAGAGGTCTGAGGGAGAGATGGGTAAACAATAAGCGATAATCTAACAAAACTAAAAGACAATGAACGTATTGGAACAAAGACAGGCAGAGGCGGTGGTGAGCATCGCCAAGACATTGCGCTCCCCAGACTGGGAGCAGCGCAGGTATGAGATAGCAAAGGATATATTACCGCACACGATTCTTCTTGAATATTACGGCAAGGGCCTCGATCGCGGTGTAAAAGATGCAGTCATGATCGCTGACGCTCTAATCGCTGAACTGAAGAAAGGAGGCGAGGAATGAGATACAGAATAAGGCCGAGAATCTATGCGTGCTTCACGCACAGCGACCGACTGCCAATCGTGCAGTCAAGCATCACTACTTATGCGGTGCAAGTGAGAAGATGGTACGGCTGGGTGACTGTCAAGGAATACGACGAAGGCTCCGATTCAGATTTCGCTCTCAGCCAAGCGGAAGAACTTTTAGAATTTCTAAATCAATAGAAAAATGAAAAAGTACAAACTCACAAAACAAACTCGGAAAGTAGGCGGCTGTGTTTTACATCGTATAAAGGCTCTCCGGGACTTCGGAAATGTCAAAAAAGGCGACTTAGGCGGATGGATAGAGAATGAAGACAATCTATCGCATGTTGGTGATTGCTGGATTTATGATGATGCAGTTGCTTATAACAATGCAAAGGTGTGCGACAATGCGGCTGTTTATGACAATGTCATAGTCTGTGATAACGCAATGGTTTTTGGCAACGCAAAGGTCTATAACTATTCAAGGGTCTATGATAATTCGAGGGTCTATGGCTATGCAAAGATTTACGATTGCGCAGAAGTCGGTGTCTGCGCAGAGGTCTACGGCCACGCAACGGCCTTTGATTGTGCGACAGTTTGCAATCATGTGGTAGTTCGCGATTATGTAGAAGTTGGTAAGAGGGCAACAGTCTACGGCAATACAGAAATCGGGGGAAATGCAGTAATTGAAAGCACATTAGATTATATTGTGTTCAAGAACTGGTGGAGTAGTGGAAGATACTTCACATGGACACGCTCAAACGATATGTGGACTGTTGGATGCTTCTATGGTACTGGCGAAGAGCTCATCAAGAAAGCCTATGCTGACAGTGAAAAGAAAGGCCGTGAGTATGAGAGAGTTGTTAAATATGTAGAATCGATTAAGCAAGAACTAAAATGAAGAAGTATGTTATCGTGTACGCGTCTGCGAATTACGCGCTTGCGCATGCGGGTGCGTAATTCGGTTCTCGGCTTTGCTTCAAGACATCCGCGCGCGCCGAGCAATTCGGCAAGCAGTTTGCCGACCTTTACAACAAAGTCTTTTTATAAAAACGAAACCAATGATAAAGCAATACAGGATGTGGCTCCTCCGCCAGCAGAGGCGGAGGGCACAGAGAAGAAGCGAAGAAGTGTGCGCAAGTCTGTCCGTCAGACTTATTGACGGATCGTTGTATATCGCAAATGGCTGCACGCTTATCCATAAGTTTTCAACCGACAACTCAGTCGGTGAAGTTATTAACCAAATCAACGAGATTAGGAGGATGAATATATGATATTCGATAAAATAAGTATGAGTTAGTTAAGCACGGTAGGCATCATACGCAAAACCAAGTGGTGGTGCTTGCCACATTGAGAGGTAGCTCAGGCAGTAGAGCGGCAGCAAGGAACAGCGGCACACATGATGACAACCAATAAGAGGTGCGGAGTTGTCGGCTCAATCCCCTCGACAGCAGGTCAATGGTGCAAATCCATTCCTCTCAACTATTACTTTTTGAATTTAAAATTGATTGAAGACAATGGAACAGAAACAAGGAACGCCGATAATCGGCACACACAACACGATGACCTATCTCCGACCGCAGAAGTGGTATGGATGGTTTATGATTCCGTTCGCTCGGTGTCAGCGCAAGACAATTGAGGAACAGTGGCACGACGGCGCACGATGCTTCGACTTGCGCATACGCTTCACTAAACAGGGCGAACCCTACTTCGCCCACGGACTTTATGAATGCACGCACAAGGTTAAGTTTATTGATGTCTTGACGCAGTTGGACAAACTGATACTCCGCGATGGTCAACGTGCCTTTGTTCGTCTGATTCTCGAAGACCCAGACAAGCAAAACCACAACGTTGTTTACTTCAAGGCGTTCTGCCAAGCGTGGGAGACACATCAAGCTTTCCATACAGTCAACAAGTGGATACACTTTTTCGGTGGCAACCGCAAGGGCGACTGGGCGCAGATTGTGGAGTTCGACTACAAGCTGAACCTTACCCAGTACGTAGGCTCCATGATGGAGGACGCACGGTGGTACGAGAAGATAATGCCGTTCGCCTATGCGTGGAGGCGCAACAAGAAGAACAAGCAGAACCCACAAGGCGATATTGCTATTTACGATTTTATTTAACATTATTAACCTCTCTCTGTTAATTAGGTTAAAGTCCTTGTATCTACGATACTCTCTTCTCTATCTTTGTGGTGTCCGAAGGGAGTCAGCCGAAAGACTGTGGATTTAAACAAAAATCGATTCAAAATTTCTACTATTGTAGATAAAAAACTTTAACCCCAGAGGACAACAGGGAGGAAGCATCGGTTTCCTCCCTTTCTTTTTCCCAATGATACTATTCCCCATCAGACTGACGGCAGCGACCGCAAGACGGACTGCCGTGGCTTCGGAGCTGTCACCAAAACCGCTCCAACCTTGCGAGGTCAGAAACCTCGTGCTTAAACCACTCTTCATCGCACTGCTCACGATCCGTGAGGCGGAACGGCTCCGATATCTATGCTTCAACTTCAAGACCAACGACAAAGGAGAACTTATCTACAAGCGTGTCAGTTGCGACCTCGGCAACGCTATTCGTGACCTCGAAAAAGAATTGAAAGGAGGAATGTTCGGGGCGGAACTGCAATTGATGCAGTTCCTCGAATACCGCTTCTTCGAGGACACGAAGAAGGTGTTCTCGCTCCTCCGCCTTAATGTGGAGGAATTTATCCGCTCTCTCAATTACGATGTCGAGGATTCCGACATAAACGCACAGAGTGAGGTGGTGCGGTTTCTCTCGCTTATGGCGATTGAGTTTGCCGAGGAATACACAGAACGTCTTGCAGCTGCATGCGCGGAAGTGCCGCTGAAGATAACCCCTCCGAGCATCAACAACCTCGTAGCGATACAAAAAGCGTGTATCGCCATCGAGGAGAAGAGCGTGGCGGCACAGGTGAACGAAGTGAACAAACGCAAGCGGGCGGCATTGGAGGCTTGCATTGACGCTGCCATCAGAGAACTGAAGAGCATCAGCGTGGCACAGGCAGACAAGTTCCGTTGCTGTGGAGTGTGCGCCAACTACAGATATGAGGTCGCCGCAAAAGGCAGATGCAAGTGGCCTTCATACAATGCGTCACAGATGCGCCCTGCGTGCAAGCGGTTCAAACGAGAAAACGAAGCTTTGAGATAGATGAAGAAAACAAGTTTTGAGATAGATGAAGAAAACAAGTTTTGAGATAGATGAAGAAAACAAGTTTTGGCGTACCTTATAAAGGTAGCAAGAATAAGATTGCGGAAAGTCTGATAGAACGACTTCCGTCTGCATCAAATTTTGTAGACCTTTTTTGCGGTGGATGTGCGATGACGCATGCCGCCCTTCTCAGTGGCAAGTGGAAGAATATCTATGCCAATGACCTTGATGGGCGCGGTCTGCGTCTTTTCCTCGGCGCCGCCAACGGCGTATACAAGGATGAAGTCCGGTGGATTAGTCGCGAAGATTTCTTCAGACTGAAAGAAACCGACCCATACATCACGATGTGTTGGAGTTTCGGAAACAACTTTTGTAATTATCTGTACTCGAAAGAAATCGAGCCGTGGAAACGGGCATTGCATTGGGCGCGCGTGTACAACGACCTTTCTGTCTTCAGAGCGATGGGGGTCAATACCGATGGCACAAGAACCGACATCATTGCACACAAAGACGAGTACAAAGCCGCCTATATCAGATGGTATCTTGCGCAACGCGGCGACCGGATGCCATTACAGTATGTGATGACGCGAATCAAGGAACAGATAAAGCTGACGAGTGACGAGCTGAGGCAGTATCTCTGTGATGCCTTAAAAGAGAGTGGACTGTCACAGGCAGAGGTAGATCGCCGGTTGGGGAACAATATGGCTCGCCACTATTTCGGCTATTCGCAGTGGCAATTTCCAACCGAAGAAAACTACAACAAGATGCGCGAATGGATGCCGCTGAAGCCACATGCGGAGGTCTATGCGTTGCAGAAACTGAATTGCTGCCTTGACAACTTTCAGAGCCTTGACAACCTTCAGAGCCTTGACAACCTTCAGAGCCTTGACAACCTTCAGAGCCTTGACAACCTTCAGAGCCTTGACAACCTTCAGAAGCTAAACCGCATTAATTCACTGATGGAGTTCCGTGACCGAATCAACACAATCAAACCGACCTATAAAGACTACAGAGAAGTCCGAATCCCCGAAAACAGCGTGGTTTATTGCGACATTCCTTATCGTGGCACCGATGGATATCCGTCAGGCTTCAACCACAATGAGTTCTATGAGTGGGCAAAACAGCAAACGGAACTTGTGGTAATATCCGAATACTCTATGCCTGAAGGCTTCTGCGAGGTGTTCGGAAGACTGCACATTTCTTCTTTGTCAGCAACATCCCACCGCCACGTCACGGAAAAATTGTTTGTTCCCGAACATCAAGTGGAGGAATATTACAGACGCCTTGAACCTGTAAATTTGTTCAACTACGAGAAATAGATACACAAATAATCCGTTTCGGTTTTGTTAAGTCATTGGATATTATTATCTTCGTATCAAACTATGTATTATGGAAAACGATTTAATCATTAATGGCAAGGATGCCTACAAGACGTGGAAAGTCTGCATGGGCAGCAAGTTTCTCGACAACCTTGAAACACCTCCGCCTTTGAAAGACTACATAACAAGCGGAAGCCGCACGGAAAATGGGCAAAGGGTAATCGTTTCGCCGAGGATAGACTCACGGGACGTGTCCCTTTCCTTCACCGTTTCCGGCACCGACAGGAATGACTTCATCCGCAACAGGGACGGATTCCTTTCCGTCCTCCAGGGTGGCACGGTGGAAATACGTGTGCCTTCTCTCAATGGGAATACGTATCGACTTGTGTACACAGGAAAGAATGCCTCTTACGCTATGAACCGGATGCGCACTTTCGCTACCATCACCGCCAAGTTTATCGAACCAAATCCGATGAACAGATGATGGGAGGAGGCAAGATTCCGCTTATCCGGCTGAGAGAAATAGCGGAGATGCGGAGGGCGTTGGATGTGGAAGAAGCGGACTTGGTAAGCCCGCTTGTAAACGATTGCAGACTCATCCCAAAACTGTACAAATGGTACGAAGCTAACGCTACAGAGCGTGACGCCATTATGTTCCGCAAGAAGTTCGTGTTCCTTGCGTTGTGCTTGTTTTCGATGCGGACGCTTACCGGATGCCGTATGCCTAAAGGGATGAGGGCGAAATTGAAACAGATATTCCCCGACCTTGCCTCTGGATGCTCAATATCCAATTATATGCGGAATCTTGTCGTGGAATATCTGTACTATCCGGACTTCCATGAAGACATAGACCGCCTCTATTCCGCCGCTTGCGAGGAATTGTCTAAACATAACGGCGCTTTGTTTGACACCGACCGTGAAAAGCCGTGATTGTTTGCGGATTATTTAAGATATTCGCAATATGACAACGATTTATGACAGCACAGGCAAGGAGCGCGCGACGGTGGTCGTGGGCAGCGGTTCTGTGCGGCGGTTCGCGCTCATGGGCGATGACTATGTGTCGCTGAAATTCGTGGTCGCCGAGCCGCTATATATCGCAATCGGAGACTACATCGATACCGACTTCGGACGCTTTGTCATTGTCTCTGACCAGAAGCCGAACATCAGCAAGACGACAGGCGGCTATGAGTACGAATTGAAATTCGAGGCACCGCACTGCGCGTGGAAAAACAAAATCTCGATGCTTGTCTACAAACAGAATGTAGGCAACGTGGAGAAGCGTTACCGCAAAGAATCGTCGTGGAATCACACAGCCGACATCATCACACAGGCAGAAGCGGCAATCATCGACAACCTTGATTGCTTGGGAATGGACTACCGCGTGCAGTTGCACGGAGTCGATGAAGACACGGCGAGCAAAAGCGTGCTTGTGACATACGACAATACAAGCATATACGACGCACTGACATTGATTGCCGACGCTTTCGATGTCGAGTGGTGGATTGTGGGGAACATCATCTACTTCGGAAAATGTCAATTCGGCGAGGAAACGGAATCTGTAGACTTGGTACTCGGTGACAATGTGAGCGATATGGGCAACGCCAAGTCTTCAGCCGACTTCGCAACAAGGTTCTACGTCTACGGCTCTGACAGGAATCTGCGCAACTACCGCAAGACCGACCGAGGCGAGAGTGTCGCTCTCGGTGTAGTCACCGACAGACTGATGCTGCCGAAAGGCACGGACTACATAGACCTGTACAAGTATGACACGGAGGGCAACCGCGTCTATATTACCGATGCCGCATACAATGCCGACACAAACACGGAGATGCCCTCCGAGGAAGTCGTGGAGAATACGATAGTCTTCGATGATGTCTATCCAAAGCAAGACGCTACGATTACCGATGTGTTCGTGTATCGTAAAGCGCCGATTAAAGACAGCGAAGGAAACGTAGTCAAGAAAATCCCTATCTATTGGTGCAAGGTTGACGGCTTCATTTTTGACCGCAAATATCTGCTTGAAGGGAAAACGATTCAAATGATGTTTCAAAGCGGCTTGCTGTCGGGAATGACATTCGATGTCACTTTCAACCCAGCGAACGATGCAGTGAAGCACCCAGACGGAAGCGTGAACAAAGACGCGCAGCGGTGGGAGCTTGTCTACAATACCGACTACGGGCGTGAGTTGCCCGACGAGACGCTGAAGCCGAGTGTCGGCGACAAGATTGTTTTTATCAACTTCGATGCCAAACTTGTGACGGAGGGCGATATGGTTGCCGATGCAGAAAAGAAGCTCTACACCACCGCCGTCGACTATATAAAGAAACAGGCTACCGACAATCAGACATACGAATGCACGATTATGTGCGACGTGGCACGCAATGGCTTCACGCTCGATGTCGGTCAGCGTGTGCGGCTTGTCAACGCCGCATTCTTCCGCACACCGAGGAAAAGCCGTGTCATCGGATGGGAAATCCCGCTTGATATTCCCTACGACAATCCAGTGTACACTATCGGCGAGGCGGTCAGCTATTCCACCATAGGCACGTTGTCGAAGTCGGTGGAGGCTCTGACTGCACAAGGACAGCGCAGAGAATCGGAAAGCGGCGGTGTGTATCTCATCCGCTCCTACGACAATGTGACACCAGCCTCTGACTTGAACGCCTACTCGGCACTCCGTGCGCTGCGTCAGTTTGTCAACGCGGTGGACGATGATGATGTCGCTGGCTTGCTGAAGTTTGCAAAAGGCTTGCAGTCGGCTGGCTTTATGGAGGGTTCTTTCGGGCGTGGCTTCGAGCTGATGAAAGACCGAAACGGACGCTCCTACTTTGAGGTTGACGAGATATTCGTGCGGATGCGTGCCGTGTTCGAGTCATTGGAAATCAAACACGTCAGCCACGTCGGCGGCGAGGACATTCTCTCGCCTGCTGGCATTGAGTGCTACAGAGTCGAGACTGTGCCAGCGCAGATAGGATTGCGCAGCAGTGACGGAGCGGACTTGCTCGACAAAGACGGAGAGCAGTTGACGGCGAAAGTCACGGACACGAACGTCTACCGCTGCTACTTCAAGACGACCGACGGAGAGCGGACGATATACAATCAATTCGCGGTGGGCGACCTTGCTCTGTGCCGCGAGTTCAACACGAAGAAGAATGCCGACGGAACGACTCTCGGACGCTACTATTGGCGCGCTGTGGTCGGTGTCGGCACTGACTATATAGACTTATCGATTACCGATTGCCTTGAAGGCTCTGACGAGCCGATGAAGGGCGACACGATTGTTTGTCTTGGAAACAAGTCCGACAAGGCGCGTCAGAATGCGGTCGTGGTATCGTCATACGGAGTGGGAAGCCCATCTATCAAGATGTATCAAGGCATCAAGACTTTCGCGCTCTCGGACGACAATGCGCCTGTGATTATCTCCCCAGACGGGAACAAGTTTACGGGTGATTTCGTCAGCCGTAGCGGTGACAATATTGTCGACATCATCAACGGCAAGGCGAAGGTGTACACCGAGAAGCCATCGTTTCAGCCGTACAAGGTTGGCGATTTGTGGGTGAACGCTACGGACGGAACGTATAAGAACGAACTGCTCCGCTGCGTTTCTAATGCCAAAGCATTCACATATCAAGGCAAGCTGAATTATCTGTACAACATCAATGATTGGAAGCCGTCAAACGGCTACACGTCGGAGATAAAGCAGACTTCCGACGCAATCAAGATGTCGGTGTATGCTCTCGGTCAGCCGAAACGCAACTACGCTACACTGCCGCAGACATACAAGACTACACTCATCAAAAGCAGTGTGCAGTCGGCGGCGGCTAAGGTCGTGGGAAGCGTCCTTACCGACGGCTTGTATGCTGGGCAGAAACTATATCTGTCTTTTGATGCCAAATCTGTAGTCAATGCCTTGCTGACGGCGAAGCCTGTCACAATCCAATTGCGTTGCGGGTCGTTGGTTGTATGGGCGAAGACGATACAGACGGGGAAAGGGTCTGCTGTGGCTACATCGGTTGCTGACGAAGTGTTGACGGTGCAAGATTCTTGGCTGCTTGTCAGCACTCTCGATATTGTGCTGACTGTCGAGAGCATCGCCACGGTGACGCTGACGGATTTCCGCGTGTGTCTTGTTCCCAACACTTCGTACTCCGAGGCACAGGAATTGAAGCTTAAACGCACGGGAATCGACATCGAGAACGAGCGAATCTTGCTGCAAGCGGACACCACGGAGTTTGTCGGCAACGATGGAACTACACGTGTGCGGATTTTCGGCAGCGACGGCAAGATAAACGCCGAGATGATTGACGCTGACAGTATTGTCGCAAAGCGTCTGCAAGCGAAGACAGCTCTCGGCACGGTGGATATTGACAACGGCGCCATATTGCTGACTGACGCGAACGGAAAGCCGAGAATGCGCATATCGGGGGGCAATCTCACCGCTTCGGCTTCGTCGGTCGACATCCCGATGAAGCTGTACTCTGGTCAGATTGATGTGGACGAGAGCAAGGACTACTACCACGCGGAGATTGCGTTGCCCGAAGCGAGCGGCTATGTGTTCAAGACTGCCGACGGAGCGGTGGCGAAACTGCCGACAATAGGACTCGGTGTGTCGGAACTTGTTTCCGAGGCGTTGGCATACCCTGGAGGGCGCATCCGTGTACGGCTCGAACTGCTGCTTGACGGCAAGGTTGTCGGTGCGCTTGACAAGGAAACCGCCGCTACCGACTTGTCTGTTTCGGGGACGCTCACCCTTGATTCGCTCTCGGTGTCACTCTCCGAGGGCATCCACTCCATCACTGCCAATGTGTGGTTCTGGGGCAACGGGAACGCCGTTACATCGACGGCTTTCCGCATCGAGCCGAACGGCAACATCTTGGTGACATATCCGACAGATATGGTGGAAATCGCAGCGGACGGATTCCGCGCCGCTACCGCTGGCGGAACGTACATACAGCAGACCGCTGAAGCTTGTGTGATGGTTTATCAGCAATACCGCTTGGAGGTGTCGGGCAAGGGCATTCGCGCCACAACTGACGGCGGAAACAATTGGAAAAACTTAATATAGTGTGAATAGTATGATTAGAATAGTAAGAGGAAACAGATTTCGGCTGCTAATCCCGCTCGAACTGACAACAACAGAGGGCGGAGTGAGCAAGACTGAGAAATACACGCCGACAGAACAATGCCGCGTGTGTGTCCGCAAGGCATCCGCCTCCTACGATGTGCCGCACTCGGTGCAGGACACGAACGTGCTTGTCGTTGACATCGCTGCCGACTTGCTCGGCAACGGGACGTATGCGGTGGAGGTGACTGACAAGGATGTGCGCTCAATGCGCCTTGCGCAATTCGCTGTCGTGGAGACGACGGAGGAGGCGGACATCAAGCAGCCGACGGACTTTGAGTTGCAGACTGCCGCACTTGACGCACAGGTGTTTTTCGGCGGGATTACAGAGAACGATGTGCGGAGGATTGTCGATGAGCATCTTGGCATTCCAAAGGACGCGAACGGAAAGATTTTATTAACGACAGAACATATTTAGATATGGAGTATCATCAGATTAATTTGACAGGACAGGAGATTGACGAGCGGCTTCAGAACGTAGGCACTGCCGAGGATGTGGCGGCGGCTGCCGGAACACTCTACGCTCGTATTAGCAAGAATGCTGACGACATCGATGAATTGAACGATACGGTGTTGCATATACAGGACGCTCAGACAGCGACCGACAAGACCGTGACGCAGCACACGGCGGACATCAGCACGTTGCAGACGGCTGTGGGCAATAACAAGACCGAGCAGGACGCGATTGCGGTCAAGGTGGAGAACAATGCCAAGGCGATTGGCAAGCACACGACCACGCTTAATGACCACGAAACAAGACTCTCGGATGTGGAGGACTTGGTGTATCGCGGACTGCCTGTCTATGGTGTGGAGTGGAATGTGAATCAGACATCTTCAGACGTGAAGCGTATCGGCATTCCCGAACTACACCGCACATTGCCTTGCCATCAGTTGCGAGGCTGTCTGCTTGCCGACAACGGAACGGTGAACGAGTATCTTCCGCAAGATGACTGGACTTCCGCCACGCGTGACGGCTCCAAGGGGCAAGTAATGGTAGAAATACCCGAGATGTGGATGAAGTTTGAGGTTGACGGCGATATGCGGAGAGTGCTGCTCTCGCCTGTGGCTATCGGAGGTTTCAAGCATTATCAGAAGCGTTACGTGTCGGCTTACGAGGCGACTGTGCAGCGAAGCACGAACAAGCTTGCGAGCGTGGTCAATACTACGGAGGATTATCGTGGAGGAGACAGAAATAAGCAGTATGACGGTACGGAAAAGACAATGCTCGGCAAGCCAAGAACCGCGCTTTCGCAATCAGAGTTTCAAACTTCTGCACGCAACCGCTTCCCCAATTTGGCGTGGAATATGTATGTATACGATGTGCATTGCCAACTGACGTGGTTGTTCGTGGTGGAATACGCTACGCTTGATTCACAAAAGACTTATAACGCTGAATTGACCGCCGACGGCTATCATCAAGGTGGATTGGGAAGCGGAGCGACAACAATACAGACTTGGGGCGAGTGGACGACCGTAAACAACAATTCTGCTTTTCTTAACTGCGGAGCAACAGACAGCCTCGGCAACAACACTGGAGTGGTGTCTGCTTCAGTTGACAACTTAAAGTTTAATGTGATAAGATACCGCGGTATTGAAAATCCGTTCGGACACATAGATAAAATCTGTATAGGTGTAGCTTCTAACAATCTTTTTGGTGTTTGGGCATCAGAGAACCCTTCTGATTTTAGCAATTTATATCGAGATGCAAATTATAAAGGTGAAACCCCAAAAAAGTCTACTTATATAAGTGATATTATATTTAAAGACGGTGTGACTTCTCCAAAACTCTCCACGAAGTCTACTCAAATTTTCAAAGATTACTTTAGCAACTCGGAAAGAGAGACCTACTTTATATTCTGTGTCGGTGGTAGAGCTGATTCGCAAAGCGGTGCAGGTTTGTTCTCTCATCAGACTCTTTTGCGAACAAGTGCATCAAGAGCAAGAGGTACTCGCCTCTGCTACCTACCGCAGGAGGATAACAGCGGCACACTCCGTGACCTTTACATATCTGCGGGTGCGAAGTACAACGAGGCGACGGGCTTCTATGAACTGAACGGGCTGACGGACATTACCGAGGAGGAAATGAGAAAAATATATATATTGTATATTACTAATTCGCCCAAGGCTGAGCATATAGTGTCTTGGTTGTCCTACCCGGATGACTTCAGAACTAATATTGCGCCTCGGGTGTATTATGTTTCAAATATACAAAATTCTATTGGTGGTAATAGCGTTCTTGAAGTGCTTGTCCTATCTGCTTCTGCTCTTTATATACAAAATTCGATAGCAACAGCACACGGTTCATTTCCTAAGTTGAGAAGAGTAGTGGGATATTGGGTGTATGCGAATAATGACCCGTCTAAATACAATTTCGCCTATGGGCAACCGTTTCAAAATTGTCCATTACTTGAAGAGATTCGGATGAAAGGTATAAACAAATCACACACTTTTGCCGTATCGACCAACCTCAGCAAGGAGAGTGTGCAGTATATGATAACTAACGCCAAACCACTGAGTGGAGCGGCTGTTGGCAGTATAACAATCACACTTCACCCCACAGCCTATGCCCGTCTGAAAGACGATGCGGACATAGTGGCGGCGTTGGAGGCAAAAGGGGGAATTGTAACATTAGTATCAGCATAAAAAAGCATAGAGTTATGATAACAAAACAGAACAACGAGATTTTCAGCACGGAAGGAAAGTACGTGCATATCATAGGTACAGACAACTATTTCAAACGGGGGCTTGCTATCGGTCTGTCGGTGGAGCAGTGCGAGGAAGTGGACGAAGTGCCGCAAACCATCAACACTAAAGCCTATGAGGACAAGGTGGACAGCCTTATCCGCAATCGCTACTCGCTCAGCGAAGAACTTGGCATACTGCGGCAGAAAGACGTGAAGAAAGCGGAATATGACGCTTATTTCGCCTACTGCGAGCAGTGCAAGGCAGAAGCCAAAGAATGGCTCAGAGAACATCCGAACGGCGATTTGCTGCCATTGCCGCAAGTGGAAGAAGTGACGGACTATCTTTCGGAAACAACTGACGATGTTGTGGGATTTGGGCAATAAAAAAAGGCAGCAAGGGCGAAGCCCCCACCGCCTATTATAGTTTAGCAAGGGCGAAGCCCCCACCGCCTATTACACAACAAAGATAGAAACAATATTGAAAACCACAAAATGAAGGAAGAAAAAAATGACAGGAACGGCAGTTAATAACAGTCTTCGTATCGGGACTGCAAGTATGGGAGTGTTCATAAGCGAAATCAGCACACTGCTTTGGAATATGCGGTGGCTGATGCTCCTCGCTGGAGTGCTGATTATTGTAGACTTGTGGCTCGGAGTGCACAAGTCTATCTCCAACAACGTTGACATCCGAGCGAGCCGCGCGCTGAGGCGGACAATGATGAAGATAGCCGACTACCTTTGTATCGTGATACTCGGTGCGGTGGTCGGCAAGGCACTCGGAGAACCGCTCGGATGCTCCGCTATCGTAATCGCCGTGGTGCTTATGTCGATAGCGTGCTTGTGCGAGCTTGACAGCATCATCAGCAACTGGGGCGAAATCAAGGGAGTGAAAATCAACGTCTTTAAAATTATTCTCGGTCTTGTAGGCTACAAGCGAAGAGAACTTGGAGAAGCACTGAGAGGAACAATCACTAAAAAACGGAAGAAATGAAATATTTTACGTTGAACGAATTAACACGGAGCGACACCGCCACAAAGGATAAGATAGACAACACACCGACCGCCGAAGCTGTGAAGAACTTGACGGCACTCGTAGACAAGGTGCTTGACCCTTTGAGGGAGATGTACGGCAAGCCGATATACATCTCCAGCGGCTACCGCTGTCCACGGCTGAACAAGGCGGTCGGAGGTGTCGCTGGCTCACAGCACAAGACAGGACAGGCAGCCGACATCAATCAGCGAAGCCGCGAGGAGAACGCGCGTATCTTCAAACTGATTGAGGAGAACCTTGACTTCGACCAACTGCTGTGGGAAAACGGGGGTCAGTGGGTACACGTCAGTTTCCGTGCTGACGGCAAGAACCGAAGACAAGTGAAACGGCTTTGGAAGAAATGATTTATTAACCAGACAATGGAACGCGCTCTTTGACATACGGAATCACCGAAAAAAACTACAAAATTTTCTTGAAATTATATACAATATTTCGATGAAATTATATATCTTTGCATAGAAAAAGTCCCATATCGGCTAAATATGAGACTTTTAGAAATTCGGCGCACCGCCAAATAAAATTTTAATTGTATGCAAGATAATTTAAATTCATCGAAACGGCAAGCATTCTCGAAAGAAGATGCCGTAGAACTGCTTAGACAGTATGCAGTGCAGATATTCAGAGCCTTTGATGTGGCGCTGGAGAAATACAATGTGGAGATACAACAGACAAGCCCGCTTGCACGGGTGCGGTTGGACTCGCAATTGTTGCACGCAAAAATAACAGACAGCTTTATTGACACATTCCCAGAGAATACGATTGTTGGCAAATATCGCAGAATCATTTTCCGCTATGTGGGCAATAACAATAAATGCCAGCTTATAATCAAGAAGCTAAGCAAATTAGGTCGTCCGTCGTACATAAGCACACGACTGAGCAACACGATATTGTCGCAAGGTCAATGCGAGTTGTTTGATGGTGACGAAAGCGCAAAGCGAGAACCTTTATTGATTTTTGGCTATACAAAAGACAGATACGGCAATTTGACAAATCCGAGAATCGTCTATTTTGACGAAGAACCGATTTGGGAAATTGTTCCGTCCGATTTCGCCGCTACTCTGCCGAATATGGACAGCGTAGAACGTATCGAAGTAAAGCCGAAAAGAAAGCAGAGAGAGAAAAAAGCAGAATGATAAAAACGGGTGGTGTGCCGTTTTATTCATCAAACGTATTTAGTTATGGAAAATCAACAACTGGCAAACGCAAAGAGGCGCAGGCAGCTGATATTTGCAAGGGAGTACAGAGGACTATCGCAGACGGAGCTTGCAAAACGTGTCGCGGGATTGTCGCAATCCAATCTTTCAAGGTTTGAACAATTAGGCGGCTCATTGTCGGAAACGGTTTTGCGAAGAGTTATGGATGTGCTTGAATTCCCTTTCGAGTTCCTCGGAATAGAAATTGAAAATAATCCAGAGAGCAAGCATTATCGCAAGAAAAGTCGGATTGGAGCAAAGGACAAGGCAAAGATAGACAAATTTGTGGCTGTTGCGACTTATGTGTTCGACAATATCCTTGATGAGTTTGACGCACCACCTTTCAATTTTCATTATCTCAATGCGGAGGACGGAATAAGTCCTGAGGAAGTCGCAAGGCAGACACGTAGAACGTGCCGAATTGGGAGTGGTGCTATCCGCAATATCTGTAATCTTCTTGAGCGCAATGGTGTGTTCGTGTATTTCTGGGATTGCGAGTATGAGGATTTTGACGGGGTGTCGCTTGTCTCCGACAAAGGGAATCATATCATTGTGGTCAACAAGAATATGCCGAATGACCGCATTCGCTTTTCTCTTGCGCACGAGCTTGGCCACTTGATAATGCACAACAGTATGTTTGTCGTCCTTGAGGCAAGGGATAAGGAGAAGGAAGCCAACCAATTTGCAGCGGAATTTCTTATGCCAGAGAGGGAAATAGGAAGCTCGCTTCTGAACGTGAGACTATCGGCATTGCCGTTGCTGAAACAAATGTGGTTGACATCAATGTCCTCGTTGATTATGCGCGCGAAAACTCTCGGTAAAATAGACAGCGACAGGTATAGAATGCTTATGACAGAAATGAGCCGTAGAAGGTGGCGCACAAACGAGCCAATACAGGTAGAACTTGACCGCCCGACATATTTGGCAGATGCAGAAAATATGTTGCAGGACGATTTCAATCTTGACTATACGGAGCAGGCAAAGATGTTGGCTTTGCCCGTAGACATACTCAGAACGATATTCCAAGAAAAAACAACGCCCAAAATATTGAAACCAGTGTTTTGGGCAACTCGTTGACAATACACTCCGTAATGGAGATGTGCTTAAAAACGCTGGGGCGGTGATTCCGAATGTCGGAGTCGCCGCTTCTTTTGTCATAAACGTTTTTGAGAATGAGAGATGACGAGAAATGCAGATATGTCTGCGTGGTGATAGGCTGGGTGCTGATTGCCGTGCTTGCGGTGATGTGCATCAGATGCAAGTCGGTGCAGTATGTACCCGTTGAGACGGTTCGCACCGATACGTGCTACGTGAACAAGATACGCACTGACTCAGTGAACAAGATACGCACTGACTCAGTGTATGTGCGCGACTCGGTGGTCGTGGAGCGCGGCGGTGACACAATCAAGGTGACCTCTTGGCGGTGGCGCGAGCGGTACGTTACGCAGCACGACACCGTCTATCGGAGCAGAACGGACAGCGCCTATCGGAGCAGGACGGACAGCGTTGCCGTGCCTTACCCAGTGGAGCGGAAGCTGTCACGTTGGGAGAAGACGAAGCAGGACATCGGTGGCATAGCCATCGGTGCGTTCATTACCGTTGTGTCGGCAGTCGTGATTTGGTTGGCGGTGAAGAAGATGCGGAAATAAAAAAGCCCCCGACTAAATAAAATATCACCACAACATCCTATTTAACACACACGTTCCGTGCGGTGTCGGGAGCCAATTATGCCTGAATCGCACGGACGTTTTGTGTCTTGTCTAAAGATAAAGCGGATGTTGTGGTTCGGCAAAGTTAGTAAATTAAATAGGGAAAATCAAATGAAAACAATCGAAATCTTTGCCGAGGCTGTGAAATTCGCCTCAGAAGCATCCGACATTCCGAGCGACAGGATATTGTCGGAGAGCCGCGATGCTGACGTTGTGGACGCAAGAATGCTCGTTATACAGACGCTTTACGACATCGGACTGTATCCGCGGAGGATAGCCGAGATGTTCGGCAAAAAAGAAGGTGCGACACACATTGCCACACCTTACTATACACTATAGCGAATTATAAACCTGTCTTCACTTTCTTCTCAATGCTTTCAAGGACTGGCAGTATCTTCTTGTTGATAGCTGTATTCTCGCTGATAGTTCGCAGTTCAAGCAGACTTTCTGCAAGGATTGTCCGAGCATCGTTATGGATATTGTATGAGTCACGGACGATGGAGAGCATCCCGGACAAAGAGCCGGAAATCTCAGTAATTCTTTGGTATTGGTTCTGAGCTGTTACCTGGAGCATCGTAAAGCGACCGCTCAATTCCTCGGCAGTGTCCTGCGACATCGCTTCAAAACCGCCCGAATCACCGCTTTGCTGGGATGATTCCCCATAGCCGGTGATTTCCATAATCTTGTCAGCCTCCTCTTTGGCGGCGGCACTCATCGCCGCATAGTCCTTCTTGATTTGCTCAAAACGCTGCTGCTCGTTGTCACTTCCGATGGCGTCAGCCATATCGTCGAGCACCTTTTGGAGCTTGTCCTTGTATTTCTTGTTCACCATCTGAGTAACCAAAGCGTTGGCAAACATCTTGTTGACATCGTTGGCAAAATCCTTGGCGGAATAATCCATATCCATAAGGTTGCTGATAAAGTTTTCCTTCATTGAATCAAAAGAGATTCCCGTCAATGATTCCTTCAACGAGTTCTTGACTTCTTCGGACTGCTCACCTATCTCGATGATTTTGTCAAGATAGTCACGGGCGTCGCTGTCAAGCCGCGCCCATACCTCCGGAGCCGTAGTCTTCAGTTTCTCCAACTGCTCGGACGTGAGGTTGAACAAGCCTTCCATACGTCCGAAGATAACATCGTTGTAATTTGCGCCGGCGGCTGCCAACCCTGCCTGGAACTGACGCATCAGAGCGGAGTCTTTCATCAACGTTTTTTTGATGCGGATACCTATGGAGTGCGAGCCTACCGACGCGCCGGAGTTAAGCCTTGTCTTTCCAAGATTACGATAAGCCTGCGCTTCCTTTTCAAGCATACTGATGGTTTCTGCGGTTGCCTTGCGTGCCTCGTCCGCGTATGACATTTTGATATATTCCTTCTTCTTGGCTATGACATCGTCCCATACTTCCGACAAGGCTTCAACCGCTTTCTTCTCCTCATTGTACTTGTCGTAATTGGCGCCGAATAGCGACATTATTTTCGTGGCAATCTGGAATGCGGCAGAAACGACCTGTAGGATGATGGAAGCCTTCTCCACCGCCTCTATGGCGGTTTTGGCGGCTTGGGAGGAGGCTTTTATCCCCTCGGTGGAGTATGTGGCAAGGGAAACGATGCCGTTGACCATCGACAGCACCGACACGGAGAACTCGGATGTTGTCTTTATGATGTCGCCCATAACACCGCCTACGGAATCGCCTATCTCCTGGAACTTCTGATTCGCGCTGTCAAGAGCCTCGGAAAGTTTCTGCCACTGCTCTATAGTCCGCTTCTTGGGCGGTGTGTCCGCCTCCTCCCTCGCTTTCTGAATCTTCTTGTCCTTCAATGCAGAGAGCAGCGTCTTAATCGCGGCGCTGAGAATGGCTAAATCAGAGGAGGACGCACTGGCATCCTTTTTCATCTCGTCAAGCTTTTTCTCCGCTTCAGCAAGCATATTCTCCAATTGTTCAATGGAGAAGGAGGCAACAGTGTTCGCCCATATCTCGAAATCCTCCTTGCGCATCGCAAACTCCGTGTCGAGGCTTTCAATAGCCTCCGCACGTTGTCGCTTGACTTCTTCCAATGACGCGGATTCTTCCTCCGAGTCCGTCTTGCCTTTCTCCTTATATTTCGCCCGGATGTCCGCCTCTGCCTGCAAATACTTTTCCTCTATGTCCTTGCGCTTCTCGGCGTACCCCTTGTATTGGTCGAGAGCCTTATTGAGAGCCGCTGTGTCCTCTGCGGTGTTGACCGCCATTTGATTGGCTTTCCGCTTGCCGTACAAGTCAATCACCGAGGCGACCTGTCCCCGTTGCGTGTCGGTGGCATTCTTATCCCAATCAAACGCCTTGGGGACATACTTCTTGTGTTTCTCCTTCTCCTCGTTCTCACGGGCATCCCATTCAGCCTTCGCCGCCGCCTTTATTGCCGTAACCATATCATCTCGCTCGCGGTCAAGGTCGCGCAGAACCTTCTGATGGTTCAAGGTGCGCAACTGCTGTTCTTTGTCGAAGCCGTCCTGCATAGCATTGATTCGGGCAAGGTCGGTTTCATATTGCAAATCCTCCTCCTTGCGCTTCAAGTCTTGTGCGTTCTTTTCCACTGTGTCTACCGTGCGCTGATGAGCGGAACGGAGCCGCGCCTGCCTTTCCTCCGCTGACTCGACAGGTGACGTGCTTCGTGTAGTGGTCTTGGTGGAAGTGTCTCCGCCCAATGCCTCAAACGCTTTCTTGTTATCATCCAAGTCTTGCTTGGCTTTCTTGTAAGCCTCAGCAGTGTACGAGGATTTGTTTTTCTCCATATCGGACACAAGCTTCCTTGCGTCTTTCCACGCCTTTTCCGCATCCGCGAAAGCTTTGCCATAACTGTCGTTGGCGATGCCTTTCAACCGGTTGCGGAGACGTTCTATAAACGATTCAAGGCGCGATGCCTTCAACTGCACTGAGATTGTCAAAGGGTTCGCATTCGTGATTTCATTCATTCTGCCTTTCAACGCTTGGAACCAGTTCTGCGGTTTCTCCTTGGTGACAATATCGGTGATGACGGTGAACGCATTGCCCTTCATCTTCGCCTTCAACGCATCGAGTTCCTTGCTGTAGTCGCCAATAGCCTTCTGCGTTTTTTCCGCCGAATTGTACGTTTTCTCGAATGCCTCCTGTTCTTTTCTCTGCGTGTCCGCAAGGCTGGCGGCTTTCATCCGCGCGGATGCTTCCTCATAGACATTCGCGGTGGCGGCAACCTTGCCTTCAACAAGGACAAGAGCGTCTTTCAGTTCCGCCGCCTCCCCTTTCAATGTCTGTGATATGTCTGCGCCCGAACTCTGTAAGGCTGAATACGCTTCTTTTAATTTCGCGACAATGGCTTCCGCCTCTTCGGGGGTTGTATCAATGCGGTCTCTCAAACTTTTTCCAACGCTTTCCCAAGAACCCCAATCGCTAATCGACCCGCTGGCCTTGCGCAGTGCGTCCAAATAGCCTTTCCATCTTTCGGCGTCTGCCTCAAGTTTGGCAAGTTCGGCATCGTCTATGAGCCGCGGCTTTGCTCCGTCTTCTTTCAAAGCCTTGGTCATCTCGTCAAGATCTTTGTATTTAGCCACAAGGTCCGGCATAGATTTCTTCAACGCCTCATAAGCCTCCAAACGTTCGTATGTGGATTTAGTCTCGTCGGTGGCTGTGCCGATAAGCGATTGTATCTTTTGACGATAGTCTTCAATGGCTTTCTTTTGCGCTTCTATCGCATCATTTGTCGCCTTCGTGACTTTTTCCGCCCGGGACTCCGCAGTTACCATCTCAAAAACGGCAACCGTCAATGCCGCCACCGCAAGAGCCGCCAATGTGTAGGGGTTGGAAGCAAGCGCCGCCGTCACGCCTTTTATCGCCTTGACCAATCCTTGCTGCGCCAATGTCAGCAGTTTTGTCCGTGCGGCGGCAAGAGCCTCGGCGTTGCTCAGTGCTATGCCTTCCGCCGCCGCTTTCTGCTTTGCCAAGACTGCTTGGCGAAGCACTGTCATATTCATCCGCTGGACAGCGGTAAGCGTAATCAATGCGGCTTTGTAGGCGCCGTATGCCGTCACAAGCGCGCCTATCTGGCGACCGACTTCTTGATAATTCTCCACAAGATACGACACCCCGGACAATGCCGTGTTGATGACCCCCTCGGACTGCTGACCCATCTTGTTGAACATCATAGCCACTGCATCTTCGATATTGCTTATCTGTCCGGTGATTGTCTTTGATTGAGCCGCCATCAAGCCTCCGAATTTTCCGCCCTCGGCAGCCATTCCGTCAATCGCTTTCTTGAACACGTCGGCGGTTACCTTGCCGGCGGTGACAAGACCGGCAACCTCCTGCTCTGCGACACCCATCACCTTGGCTATCTCCTCCGCCATCGGAATGCCTCGCCCCATAAACTGGCGCATATCCTGAGTGAACATTCTCCCTTGTGCGACCGTCGTTCCATAGAGATACACCAAATCCCCCAAAGGAAGCGACAAGCCTGCCGCTATGTCTCCGAGCTTAATCAACGTGTCGTTGACATCTTCAGCAGCGATTCCATAGGCGAGCAACTGCTTGGCGCCCTGTGCCACGCCCTGCAAGTCAAACGGAGTGGTGGCTGCGGTGCGCACCAATTGGTTCATCAGCTTGCTTGCTTTCTCGCCGCTGCCGAGCATTGTCTTGAATGCAATCTCCAACTGTTGGAACTGACCGCGGACATTGACCACCTCCATAACGAAGTCCTTTATCTTGTCCACGGCGAACGCCCCCGCGACACCTGCCGCTATTTTTGTCAGCGCATCGTCAATCATTCCGCCCTCACGAACAAATGCGGTTCCGGCATCCGTCGCCGCCTTCTTCATCTCGTCAAAACGTGTTGTCGTCTGCCGCAACTTGTCGTTGACTTCGGAGAATTTCCCCGGATTAAGACTGCTATTGATACCTTTCAGTTCCGATTTAAGTTTGTCTATCTCTTGTCTCAGACGAAGGACTTCCACATAGTCCGCCTCCACCTTGAATGCCAGTACTGCCATTATTATTCATCAAATTTTATGTGTAAATCACTCTCGGACACCTCGCGCATGACGCCATCATAGGCAATGCGCGCCTTGTCCTTGCTCATAATCACAAGATTGCGGTATGGAATCTCGTTGACAACCTGCCCGTATGTGAGATGGAGGGAGTCCATGAATGACGCAATCTGTCCGAGTAGGCAGTCGTTGCCTATCGTTTCTGCCTTGCTATCAGCCCTGCTACATTCCTCGCCAAAGTCGATAGCTTCAAAAAATTTACAGTGGAAACAAGGCTGTAAGCCGCTTCTATCCCCAACACGACGTCCTCGAAAGGGGCGTCGAGAAATTCCTCGGTAAGGCTCTCGTCACCGGCGATGAACCACGACAGCGCATGTGCCGCATTGTCGCTGGAGAGCATTTTCAGAACCTCGGAAATACCTACATTGTCGCCCGGACGCAAGTCGGAAAGCCAAAGCCCGGCGCCCGCGAGTTTGCGTATGGTGGGAGGCTCTACCACATAGACCTTATCGTTTACTATCACATTGACGGCGTCCGCCCCCAGAACGGCGCTCGCCACTATTTTTGCCGCATCTTTCATAAGAAAACAAAACGGCGGGAAAGGAAGAACCTCGCCCGCCGCCAACCTAACACTATTACAAACTAAAAAACTATTCTGCTGCGTCTACCTTCGCACCGTCGAACCAATACTCATCCTTCACCGCGTCGGTGGGGTTGTCCATAGCGACGGCGGAAACACCGAGTCCCATATTCTTCTCGGCCATCGTTGTCTTTCCGACAATACCGGCGTATGTGAACACCACATAGTGTCCGGTCTTCGTCTTTGCAACGATTCCCTTGTATATGAGTTCCGGGTTGTCCGGAGCCTCCCAGCCGTCACCGTCCCCGACGCCCACGAGTTTGCCGCCCTGGAGCGCCACCTTGTCTTTGAAGGCATACTCACCCATAGTGAAGGCGATTGTCTTGTTGCCCTCGCTCTTGATGTCGCGGTAGTACGGCTTTCCCGTCAGTTCGTTGGTGTAGTCGTCCACACTCGGATCGTCCTGTGTATACTGGAACGTGTCCTGATGCGAGTTCTTCACCTCGGTCGCTGTTTTGAGCCACGTTTTAAGCGTAGCCGCAGTGACGGCGGCGGAAAACACATCGCCGTACCAAATCTGCTTAATTCCTATAAATGGTTTCATATCAATCTATATTTAAAACCTCAAACAATATTCTCACATTCACATAATGACAGCGCATCTGCGTGTCATTCTCCACCCCAATGGTGTCCCAGGTATAATGATACGGAGTTCCGTCGAAATCCCCGACAATACCCTTGAACCTGTCCTGCGCCTCTCTCGCAAGCACGTCGATACGGATTTTGTCCGCCTGTCCATTCTTGTCGGGAACGCAGATGTTGACATCGCAGAAGGACTTGTTCCAAATCTTTTCGGTTTGCAAAGGCTTGGAATGGACTACGATGCGCTCGGCGGTGATTTCCCCCTCCGGTACATTGCCGTAAGGGAAGACCTCGACACCGAAAGTGGCGCAGTCCTTGTAGAGAATCTTTTCTATGTCGGAAACCGTTATCATTTCTCAAATTTTTCTTTCAATTGTCGCTCCGCATACAGCGCGGCGCCGCTCAGCACGTCAAATCCTTTGGCTTCTACATTGGACGCGTAATTGTATCCGCCGGGGGATTCGGCATCGTTGTAGAGCGTCAAGGTTCTCTCGTCAACATCGTATTTGTTCGAGCGTCTCAGCGTGCCTGTGTGGTCTTGGTAATTGCCGTTTGCCTTGGCGTACTCGACCGCCTCGGCTCCTGCGTCAATCATCTCCTTCTGCACTTCCCACTCCCCGTCTTGGAAGAAGTCATCAACATCGGAGAAGTCCGTTTCCACAGTCACATCCATAATTCGGAATAGCTCAAATAATTCGTATGTTTGACCATAGACACCTCACCGCAGCCGCGCACCTCGCCGCCGTCCATAACACGGATGTAGTCGCCGGCTTTGACATCAGCCTTGCCGGGACACACAACGTGATAGTCGGGGCGGAACACCTCACCGTTGTCCGTCGTGAGATTCTGTGTGGCGTTGTCATCGCACCTGCAAGCGCAGACCGTTTCCCACCGCTCGTCTGTCACGGGGATGATGCGCCCGTACTCGTCGCGTGATGAAGCGGAAGCAATGCGTTTCTGCAATATGTGCGGTGTGTACATCATAGGAATCTCACTTTCGGTTTGTCGGTGTTGAGTTCATCGGTCAGTCCATATTTGCGGCAGAGGAAAGCGTAGTACTCTTTCATCCCCTCCACGTTCCAGGACATGGAGAAACCGCTCTCGCTGACCGACGTGGCACGCATAAGCAGCATAGGAATGACCGAGGCAAGACCGATGTTCACGCGGACGTAATTGTCGCTCTCCACCTCGTCACCGCCGTCGATGCCTGCGGAAAGGCACACATCAAGAAGTTCAGCCTCCGACATTGCCACGCCGAAGGTCTGAAGCCTCTGTGATATGTAGTCCTTCACATTCACGACAATTGCGACAAATCAATGTTCGTAATCAACTGCGGGTTCACAATCTGAGGAATCCACTCAGCCGTGTACTCCATATAGCGGCCGTTCTTGTCGCGGTAGTTGGAGATGAGCATCTGACCGTCCGCCGCGGTGTAGGTGCGGCCTTGCACCGGGTCTACAGCCTCGTATGGGGTGTGATGGCGCATATAGCCGATTTCATCGGACGGAAGCAGAGTGATGCGGTTGTCCGCATAAATCTGCACGTTCTTGCCCGTCTGGTCTTTCACATAGTCCTCTTTGATTTCGATGCGTGGAAGACCTAATCCGGTAAACACCTCCGAAGCCAAATCCGAAGAAATCAAACCGGTAGACAATTTCATCTCGTTGCTGCCGAGAATCATCTTGTACTGCTCCCCAAATTCAGAAGAACCGAGAATGGTCTTGTTGAAAGTGGCTCGCGACATAATCATCTTGGCATAGCGTCCGTAGTCCGGAGCGAGTTTGTTCAGTTCCTCACGAAGGTAGGAAACGAACATCTTCTTGCCGTCGCTCTTCACGTCGGTGTCGGAAGGTTTGAGGAAATTGAAAGGAAGCGCAATCTCAAGCACCTTGTTGCTGGTGTTGCCCGAAGATATGGCGGCGTCCTTGTTGTACACCTCCGCCTTGCCGGTCATAAGAAGAGAGCCGACAACAATGTCCATACGCTTGTGCGGAGCAAGCGTAATCTGACGGTAGTCGTCCTGAATGAAGTTCACAATCTCGTTGAGCGCCGTGCTTTGGTCGGCTGTCTTAGCCTCGTTGAATTTGTCAATCAAATCCTGGAGTTCGGACAGGCGGTCGATAGACATCTGATAAGCGTCGCCGAGATATGCGATTTCTCCGTAGCCGCTTCCGATGTTCTGACGCTCGCGGATTGGTTTCTCTCCGAATCGTGAATTGATGGAACCTGCCATTACACCGGTTACAGAACCGATGTAGTCCTTGAACACTCTCGTGGTGGTACGGCGGAATGTCAGATACTGCTGCCAATAGATAGTGTCCTTGCGCGTCTGGTTGACGCGGTTGATAACCGCACTAACGATATTGGGGTCGTTAAATAAAGTTTCAATAGTCAAAAACATACTCAGTCCTCCTTATTCGTTAAATTCAAACCAGCCTTTCATATTCGCCTTGTCGTTCGCCGAGAACGGGATGGCGAGTTTGCTCGGCTCAATCTCAGCCGCGGTACGGAGCAATGCCACAAGGACAATGCCGTCATCCACCTTTGTCTTGTTGAAAAGGGCGGAATTGGCGATGTATTTCTGTGCCGTTCCCGATACCGCTTTCGCCTCGAACAGCACCGTCCCCTTGGGAAGGTTCGCACCGAAAGCCGCCTTGATGGTGATGGTGTCATACTCACTGTTGGTGGTGTCTACCGCAGTGACCTCCGCCCCCTCGGAGCCGTTGCCCACAAACATACCTTTGTATGGAAAAGAGCCTTTGGCCACCTTGATGGAAAGGTTGGCGTCACCTGTGGTATAAGCTTCGGCAACCGTCATATTCACTACCGGATAAGCGAACTTGTCTTTCAAGTCCGCGCAGATCGGAGCGAACACCGGAAGCGTGGCGCCCACACTCAAATGTTCCGTGACGAGTTTGTACTCGCCACGGCGACGGATGCCGGTCTGAACGTCGTAACGCTCCTCCATTTCAACCGCCGGTTGCAAATCATACTTGAATCCTGCTGCCATTTGTTTACTTGTTTTGTTCTACAATTGATTTTGTTTCCTCGTTTATCATCTTCGCGATAGAGGCATTCTCTTTCTCTATCTTCGCATCGGACGACTCGGGGGAAGGGATGCCGTTGAATCCGGCGTTCGCCAACTCCTGCTTCGCGTCTTTGAAATAACTGTCCAAATCCGCATCGTCGGGAATGGCGTAGCGTTTGGCGATAGTGTCCGGGATGCCGTACTCCTTTGCCTTCGCAAGAATCTGCTCACCGCGCGTTTCCCTCGCTTTCGCAGCCTCGAACTGTGTCAGCTTGTCCGACAACGGACTGACGGCGGCGCTGACCGCATCGGCAATCAGTTTCGCAATGTCCTGTGGCTCATTCGTTGGCGTAGGTGTTGGCGTAGGTTCGTCCACCGCCTTTCCGTCCTTCAGATTATGCTTCCGCTCATAGTTTTTCACTGCCGTGGAAGCGGCTCCGTCGGCACGGAAATCGCCATAAGAATTAAGAACGTCCTGAAAGCCTATGCCCTCGACAATTGAGTTCACCTTGCTCTCGTCCGTCACTCCCTCTCCCTTCTTGTTGGCAATGCGGGAAAGGATGGCGGTGTCCACCCCGGAGAATTTCTGTTGCAGAGCCGCCAAGATTTGTTCTATTATAGTCATACTCGTATGTGTTTTATGCGAAAATACAAAGAAAAAGCGCTTCCCTGAGTTCGGTCTCGTGGAAGCGCTTAAACAATTGGCGTTAATGTTTTTATTCGGTCGGGACAGCCTTGTTGTTCCCCTCTACTCCGCCGCTTTCCTTATCTTCTTTTATCTGTTCCATCTCTTCATCAATACGGTCAGCGTTGCCGGCAAACAAGACAGCATGCTTCTGTGACCACACACCGCCTTGAAGGGCGCTGACGGCGACGCGCACCAAGTCCTCTATGTTGTCGAGGCGGTACGGCTGAATCTCCACATCAATATCAATGGTCTTCGCCGCTTTGGAGAGGCTCGGATTGATGGACGCCAAAGCGGAAACGAGGAAATTGACACGGCGTTGCATGAAGTCGCCTATCACCTCCGCGTGGTTCTCCACCGCAAGGTGTGTGGAGAGGAACACATAGTCGAAGGCGACACCGGACAACGCATTGCCCGTGCCTTTAAGGCTGTCAAATGATATGCGAGGGGTGTTGGTCAGCGCATAGATTTGGTTGATGAGCGTTTCCGCCTCGTACTTCACCGTTTCGGGAACCTGATTCCACGTCAGATACTGCGCGTTCGCCCCCTGTCCGGTCAGCTCGACGACACGGCTCTTGAACTCGCCGCTGAAATTCTCCACGTCGCCGAAAAGCATAAGGATGGGGAAGAAGTGGTAATCGATGCAGTCGGCATAATTGGACAGAAGTTTTTCAAGGCGGACACGCAGTGTCTTAATCTTCTCGCAGTACGCTTTCGGTCGGTAGCAGTAGACGACCGGCAGTTTTCCGAACCCGTGCTTGAAGGACTTCACCAACTGCCATCCTTTCTGGCTTTCCCACTGATAGACCATATCGGCGGTGACCGTCATAAAGCACGTCGTTTCCGTGTCGTCAATCTCTCTGCGTATATACTCGCGCGACATTGCCACAAGGTTTCCCGCCGTGTCGAAGAACGGATACAGCTTATCCCCGCGGAACGGCGACCACAACGCGCTTTTCAGACGGGTTGACGGAACACTGCCGCCGAACAGTCCCTTTATGCGTCTGCCGAGGGAAGTCCAGAATCCATCATCGGGGACGGAATACCAATACTCGCAGCACTCTTGCTCGGCGAACCACGACCGCACGATACGTTTGTTCTGATACTTGATTTTGTTTTTGACAAGCACCTTGCGTATTGCCTCAAACAGCGGACGTTCCGCCTCTTCCGGCTCGCAGTTCATCTTCGGCTCCGTCCCAACGGTGAACGCCGTGTGGATGTTCACGATGTCCTGTTCAAGGGGAAGCGCGATGCGGTTCGGCTCCACGTCCTTGGTCTTCTCCGGGATGGTGGTGGTCTTGCCGGACACCGGGTCGAACATTCTCTGCCCTTTCTCCGTCACAATCTTGACCTTCGGATATTTCACCGTGTCGACCATAATCTCGTGCTTGTCCGGATTCCAATCATTGAAAAGGGCAAGGGCGTCGGGAACGTCCGTCTTGCGCACACGCTTCAGATAGTACACCTTCTGCGAGGAATCGGGAAGCGCCAATATTTCTTCAAGTGTCATAATAAGTATTTTTTAGTGAGTGAATAATTTGCTGTTGTCCTTAGGCAGCATTATACGCCCGAGCAATTCGCCCAAGACAAAGTAGCGGGAGGCGTCGATGCAGTGGTTGTCGTGGTCTTCCGGCTCGTTAACATATCTTCCGTCAATATCTCTCGCCCAGATATAGTTGCGCAGCTCGTTCTGAAGGTTATAGGAACGCTCGGTGACGAACAATTCCATATCCTTCATCTTCTCAATGCCGGCAATGATGGAACCTGAACCTTTGGCGACAGGATAGATGCGGATGCCGCCGTTGTGTATCTCCTGTATAAGCCTGGGGTCGGCGGAGTCGGCGATGACCTTCAGCCCCCAGGGGCGAAGAGCCTTGATGATGTCGGAGGAAAGCATTCCAGTCCTGTAGTCTATCTCGTCAATATACAAAGCGTTGTCCACGACACCGCAGCGGACAATGGCGGTAGGGTCATGGGAATAGCCGAAATCCAAGCCGATGGCGACACGCTTCGCCCATTTTGGGAACTCTTTGACGACACCCCACTTCTTGAATACGGCGCCCTCGTTGACGTCCGCCCACCTGCCTATGACGGTGTGGGCATACTTCTCGGGGTTGTCCTTTTTTATCTGCTCGACCTCATTGATGAACTGCGGCGACAGATTGTCGATGTTGTCAAAATATGTGGTGTGGATGTGGAGAACGTTCGGATGCGTGCTTATCTGCACCGGCACCCCGTCAAACTCCACAATCTTGTGCGTCTTCTCTATGTACTTGCGGTAAATGAAATGGTTGGAATCCGTAGGGTTCATTATGATAATGATACGGTTCTGTATGCCTTTCTGACGGATGGATAGCATTATCCGGTCGAAGTCCTGCTCGCTCGTCCATTCCTCCGCCTCGTCACAGACAAACGTGGTGATGCCGTGGATTGACTTCAGTTTCGCCGTCTGATTGCCCGAGGAAGTCTTGATGCCACGGAACATTATACGGCTTCCGGTCATTCTGTTTATCACATCAGTCCGTGTGGAATGGAAATATTTCTCCGTCCCGTCCAGCTCAATCTTCTCCAGCATCTCCGGAATGATGGAGATGTGGGCGGACACCATCGTATAGCGAGTGTAGAGGATTTGGTGCGTGATGTGTTCTTCAGGAGTAAGCTCAAAAGTGAGCCGGCTGATGAATGCGGCGGTGTTGAAGCTCTTCCCCGAATTATGCGTGACAGTGCCGTCGCTGTGGAGGTAACGTTGATTGCCGTCGAGACAGATGCCGCACCAATCCCCGACACCGGCAGACTCGATGCTCAACATTGACAAATGCCAATCTTTGTTCTTGTGCACGTCCTCTTTGCGTATCTTTTTACGCTCCACCTTGCAAGGAATACGCCATACGTCCCCATTGATGGACACCCGATATACCTTGCCGCAGTCTTTCCCATTGCATCGTGCGGACTTCTCGGTTATGTTTGTTCTGAAACCAAGCGTATCGGCGACATATTTGATTTGCTTTGCAAGGGAGCGGTTCTTTTGGATTATTTCATAGCCGTTCCTGCTTGCATAGCCGTCAGTGTCAAGCAGACCGGCAAGCAATTCCAATCTGTTGTGTTCGCTGTTGGATATGTATTCTTGTGGGATATGCTTGTTGTCAATAAGATTGTATTGGCGGAAAACATCCATTATGGGATTTGTATGCCCTTCGGTTTTTGCAAGTCTGAATGTTCTCGCCTTCCCCTTGACCCCATTAAGGGAAAGCCTTAATCCCTTTTCTTCCGCATAAGATTGTAAATACCCAACAATCTCACTGTCCGGTGTTGTTATCTGGGGGAAAACACTTGTCCCGTCCCCGAGCCACAACCCAAGCAGATACGGGGGAAGCGAAACGGGGAATTCCGGGTAAGGGATGGATGGTGACTTGTAACCACGGAATTGCTCTCGGAATCTTTTGCTCTTGGACGCATAATCTGTCACCCGGATGTCTGTATGCTCCGGATATTCCCTATACCGTCCCTCTCTTATTGCCGTCCTGCTTTTCTTCACGCTGAGAATATGCGCATCGTTGACAAAATAGTCCTCGGCACTTGTCTGGTGGACACGGAACATATCACTGCGCCCTGACATTGTCGCAAGAACTTTTCTCGGAGTGCCATCATCTCCCATAACGAACTCCCCGACGGAAATATCCTTGATTTGCTTGACGGACAAATCGGACATAATGACTTCTTGCGACGGGGATTCACACCCGCGCCCTCCCGTCACAAGGATGATGAACTTCTCCTTGTCCTCATACATCGGATAGTACACCGGCTGCGGAACAATCATTTGCCGACCTCCTTCTTTATCCAAGCGTCAATATCGACACCCTTGTCGACATTGGTCGGAACGTCGGAAGCATCCTCGTCCTGTCTGCGCTCGGTCTTTCTCCATTCTGAATCGTGGTGGTACAGCCAGGTCGCAAGTGCCTGCATATTGTAAGGCATCTCGGATTCTGTTTCGGAAGTCTGAATCTCCTCGTCTTCCGTGTATTCCCCACCTATGCGCAGTTTGCGGCGGAGAACCGTCTTCGACTTGATTTTCTTGCCACCGAGGGCGCCTTTAAGGTATGCGCCGCGGACTATGGAAGTGATTTTTCTGCGTCCACGCGCTAAGACCTTATTAAAACGAGCGGAGCGCCTTTGGTTTTCCTTCTCTGTCCAATTCGCATAGCAACCGTTCTTCATTGTGGAAAACACATCCGGGGACAAAGACACGCCGAATTTGTCGGCAAGGCTGTCGGCGATTTCAGCGTCCGTCAATCCCTGCATGGCGAGGGCGAGGATTTCATCGTAGAAATCATCGGAATCGTAATCGAATTTCTTTGGTCTTGCCATTTTGTTGTTGTTTTATTTTGTTATTTTCAATTTGTTCTCTATATTTGCAGTGTGGATTGATGGTCGCATCGGTAGCGAGCAGCGTTAACAGCGGTGATATTGCGAGGTTCAACTCCTTTGCCTTTCCACTTTAGTAGGGGGTACGTTTGTATCTCCTATTTTATTTTGTCATATTGCCGCCCTCTCATATCAACTTTGTCAACAATACCAATCGAAGTCACGACATTGTATCTTCTTCCTTTAACGTTCTGGTTTGGCTCGACAACGACTTTCAACACTTTGTTTGAAGCGTACTTAACCGATGAAACGAAAACAAGCCTGTTTCTATTAGTGTCAATATAGACATTCCTCGGCTTCTTCACCGCTGCCTCCACCATTACAAAGCGTTTGAAACTCACGACCGCGCCTTTCTTCCGCTTCGGGTGGTTTCTGTATTTCAGAATGGTTTTATCTGAAATGATGGTTGTCAACGACTCCAATGTTAATCTTTGTTCTCGCATATACCGCGCCACCGTCCTGCTTATATTGCCGAACTTGTATAACAAGCCTTTAGGTCTCCCTATTTTGAGAACCTTGTCCGCAAAAGTCTGTAGGTCTCTGGTATACTTCCGCCTATCGTTGTTCAGTCCATATATCAGAATACCCTCTCCCATTCACGTTATTCAAACACAGCCTCCACCTGGTCGTCAAATACTTCACCCTTGATGAACTTGTCATAGGGGTCGTAGCCGAACCGCTCACAGAACGCTGCTTTATTGGCGAAGTTGTCAAAGGAAAGCATTATATATGCCTCGTTGTCCTGAACCTGCCTCATAGCGTTGTCTTTAACAATCTGCTTCACATCCTTCATGTGCTGGACTTTCGCCGCCTGTTCCGCCTGCCGTTCCGCAAGGCGTTGTACCTTCTCCTGCTCGTTCTGCTCACGGACGGGCGCCATCATATCGTCGAGGGCTGCGGTGATGTTGTTCTCCTCCTCCGTCTGCAGGAGGAACTCACATCCAATCATATTAAGGTCGGCTTCCGTCAGTCCGGCGTCCTTATAGTCAATGTCGGGGACGATGCGAGCCAAAGCGTCATAATCCCACGCCCCCTGCGCATTCGGATTATTGCAAAGGATGTTCAATTCCTTCTCCTGTTTCTCGTCGACGTCGATGACCTCCACACGGATTTTGTAGTCGTTCTCCTTTGTCGTGGGGTCGTACTTTTGCAGTTCATCCATAACGGAAAGCCGCTGATGTCCGCTGACCACCGTCAGACCGGTGCGTTTGTTCACCACGATGCCTCCTACAAGACCGAACTTTTTTATCCCGCGTTTCAGCGTTTTCCTTGCCTCGTCGTCAATCTTCCGTGGATTGTACGACGCAAAGGAAATGGCGGAACGGTTAAGCTCCGCCGCCTCACCTTTTATGTATTTTGATAATTCCATAATCTAACTGTTCTCACCAACCTCATACTTGCGTTCACCTTGTCCCAATCAAGTATTTTTGTTGTCATATTCAAACAATATCCGCCGGCTCATCGGAAAGACTTTATATATCTTTTCCAAGTCCTGCGGATAATTCTCTCTCAGCCATAAAAAGCAGTCAAGGTTGAACCCGATTCCGCCCGAAGCCTTCTTCCCGTACCGCACCGGCTCAGGAAGATTGTGCTGCCGCATATATGCCAGCACGTCACGCTGCGTCCAATCAGCGAGAGGGTAGCACATCCCTTTGTTCACATAATGATTCTGCTCGTAGCCTTTAAGCATCAGCCGTCTGTTCATCCCGTCAGCTTTCTTCATACCGAGGAACGCATAGTCTATCCCGGAGGACAGGCGCACGGACTTCACGACATCCGCAAGTTTCAGCAGTTTGATGTTCGGGTTGGGAACGCAATACATTCCGCCACGGAGCAGATATGTCAGATTCCAATGGGGAAGCTGCACGAACTCCACTTTCGGGTAACGTGCCTTAACCCAGTTTATCCACCTGTCTATGTGATCCAAGTCCTTGACGAAGTACATAAACACGCAGACAATGCGGCTGAACCGCGGGTACATCAAATCAAGGCATACAAGCGAATCCTTGCCCAATGAACAAAACAACACCGCCTCGTCAGACTGCTGTCTGACGTAGGCGATGTGTCTTAATGTGTCGTCAACCTTGCCCATTGCTATCCAGTACTTAAACCAAACGCCGCACGAAGGTCGCTGTAGCGTTGCCGACGGCTGCCTAAGCCAGCCTTGCCTGCGTCCGCTCTGCCGTTGGCTTTTCGCCTTGTAATAAGACGAGCCCCGACACCTGCGCCATTCATATTCCGGCGAGGTCCGGCGTTGTTATTGATTTGCCTTTGGATGCTTGATTGTCTTCTTGCCATAATCAAGTATTTTTTTGTTTTCTATCGTTTCGACTTGTCTCGTATATCTTTCTCTAAGATTCTGCCCAAATTGAAAACTACCTGCTCGGCAATCCATTCGAGCGGATTGCCATCCTTGTCGACGCCCGACTCATACACTATAGGCTTGTCGTCATCGTCGACAAAAATCTCACAATAAGCACTCTCAACCTCGACCAAAGCACTGTCGCGGTCTTTGTTGTAGCCGACAAAAAAGCGGATTGCGTCATACTTGATTGGCTGGGCGTTGCCGTACTCGTCTTCTACCTCATAGCCTTCTTCATCAAGCTGCAGCAGCTTCTTGATGGTGGTAGGGCGTACCTCGCGGAACTCTTGCACCTTGCGACCGGCCATAATGGCATCGAAATACTTCTGTTTGATAATCAGGTTTAAAATTTTCATAACTTTTCTCTTTTTATGCTATCAAAGATAGCGGTTAGTAATTGATTATTTGAAATTTATGCGGTCGGTGAATAAACAAACCGCCTATTGTTTACACAGTATAGCCACGTGAGGTTTGAGTACAGGCAGCCGTCCATATCAAACCACTTGCCGAACGTCAGCACATCGGCGCCACGCAGAAAGGCGAATCTCGATCCGCCGATTATGGCATCGACCGCCGCCGTCAATTCTGGCGAGCGCAAGCCGTACTCACGCACCACCGGAGCAAGGATGTTTCTAAAGGCGAACTCGCTGTCCGTGCGGTCGCCGACACTCGGATAAGGCAGCACGCCGTTGTGGGCGAAGAACAAATCGCCGTCACGGAACGGATGACAATTCCGGCGCCTCACGCTGCCGTGGGTGGCAAGTCTGAAGTGCATTACACACGCCTCGTCCGTCCGCACATCTGCAAGACGTTCGGCAAAGATAGCGAAGTCTGTTGATTTATAGAACTTGCCTGTCGATGTACAGAAGCCGAAGCCGTGTGGATTCGCCTCTGCCATTGCCTTGATTTCAGCCAATGCCGGCATAGGCACGCCGGCTGGCTTTACACAGATCACACACATAACATATCATTTTTTTTGTTGATGCAAACATATATACCGCAAGGTCAACGCCCCCGGATAGGTTGCCGAAGTGAATGCCAGAACGTTGGCAAGGCACAAGCAGTCTTGACTGACAGCGAAAGAGTATGCCCAAAGCAAGCCGAGACCGAGGCAAGTAATGTGTTTCGCTATTACTTTTGTTAAGTTTCTCATCTTTATTCTTTTTTTGTTTGTCCAGACGTGCGGTCACGATCCGCCTGCCGCCTCTATAGCGGTCGCCCAGGTATTTGGTCGGTGGGCTTTCGCCCACCTTGTTTTAGAGGCTCAGGACGGCCGCACGGCGTTTGAACCAATTTTTCTCGGTCTTCGTAAGGAACGGAATCTCATCTATTGAGGCGACCGTCGAATCAAGGGCGAAACGCTTTGACCAGCCGACCAATTTAGCGCAAAAGCGAACCCAATGACTTATCTTTTCAAAGTCTGTCGTACCCTGGTGCTGTCGAAACTCTATCGTCTTGTGAACATCGTACGCCTCGGCATTGACCTTGTGGTATCTGCTGCCGTTGAGTTGCATCTGTACGTCGTTGATGGTGGTGCAACCCCAAAAATCGTGGTCTTGCAACGTGTCGCAGTAATAGTTGTTGTCAGCGCGGCGGCTCGGCGCCATAAACGTATCGATTACACCTTCGAGCATCTTGTAATTCTGAAACACGTTTCTGTACCACTCACCAGTCATATTGCGTGTCGCTATATGCACGTGCAGTCCGGTTGTGCGGTTGACTTTTGCGCCGGTCTCGTTCAGAGCCTTGCAACAAGCTTCAAGGCTGGCGAAGCCTGTACGGCTGTCAAGGACAGGGCTTACACACTCTATGCCGTTATCGCCGACGATACTGCTGTCGCGGACAAACTTGTAATACTCGGTGTTGTCACGATGATTGTAGCCCTCGTAGGCTATTCTGAGGGCATTTGCGTCTGCGCTCTGGTGCATAAGGTCGCGGTCTACGTTGTAGCACTCAATCTCAACACCGAATGTATAGGCGAAGCGGCTGCCTCGTGCCTCTGGTGCAGGCATACTGCTCATTACAATCTCTACGTCTGATTTAAGCAGACCAAGTTTGGCGAGGGCTGTGCGCTTTGCAGTCTTACTTATTTTCGCATTCTTTATCTCGTTTATTTCTTCTGACAATGTTTTCATTTTTCTTTTTTTTTAATTGTTTGTTAATTATGCCATCTTCACAAGGTTTGCCTTCTTGTAGCAGCGATACTCTTGCTTCTCTGTGTCGTAGTATACTTGCACCGTGTCCGACGGCTTTCTGCCGGTGCCTTTGGTTTCTGGCAACAGGCTTTCTTTCAATGTGCCGTATGCTTCTCTGAGGCTGCCGTCTACCTTTGTAAAGTAAAATTTCACAATACCCTTTTTTAGGGCGGCGTGCAGTTTTACATTTACCCAGGCAGTTTTGAGGGCTTGGCTCAAATCAAAGCCGTTGCGTTTTACAAACTGCCAAGCGAGGTTCATTATCGCCCTCATTCTGTTTTTGCTTTCTGTAGTCATAGTAGTTGAGTTTAGTTGTTTCGTTTACGTCAGTAAACGATAGTGCTTTAAACTAATATGTCAATAGTATTTATTACCTTTAACTTATATTTAACACAAAGATTAGGTATTGTTTAAAACCTGTGCTTATGTGTTAAATATTATTTAAATCTTATATACGTTTGGATTTCTTTACCTTTATCTGTATTTTTGCGGAATGGTTTAAACTTATATTTATGGACATCAAAAAGAAGATACAGCAGAAAGGCTTCACCATCAGTCAGGTGGCAAGCCTTATGACCGATAAGAAAGGAGGCAAAGGGGTAACGCAGTCAACATTGTCACAGATGATAGCCGGCAATCCCACCATCGACAAACTGCGAGAGATAGCCGGAATCATAGGAGTGCCGGTTGCGGAACTGGTGTCGGACAGTCCGGGGATAACCGCCCTTGTGCGGAAAGGCGATGATTACTACCAGGCGAACACGGTGGAAGAGCTTGAATCAATCGTCGCAAGGCTGAAGGCTGAATGA